GGCCCCCCCTTTATCTGTCCCCCTCATCGCAAGGCCCCTGTTTTCGAGAGACCCTACTGGTATCATGGTTTTGCGGCTGCGCCCAAAAAATTTCCAAAAATCCTCGAACCGTCATCTCCTCGCGTGCATACTCCCATTCTCACCCGCCACCCAAGGAGATCCCATGCTTGCCGTGCTCACCAATCTCTCCACCGGCGCTCGCTCGCTGGTGATGCTCGACCCCGTTGCCGCATCAGGACTGCCGGGCCAAGAACTCCCGGGCGGCCCCGTCTATCCCGGTCAGGGTCTTCCGAACCCGCCTTCTCCCGATCAAGGGCTCCCGGGCTCCCCGGGCCACCCCAGCCAAGGGCTCCCCCCGCTTCCACCCGACATGGCCCACCCGGGTCACCCCCTGCCGCTGCCGCCGCAGGTGGACAACGGCTTGCCGATCTACCCGGCCCGGCCGGACCATGCGCTGCCGCCCCCGGGCGTCATCTGGCCGCCGCTGCCCCCGAGCGTTCCGCAGGGCAAAGCCTTGGCCGTCATCTGGATCTCCGGTGTGGGTGCGCGCTGGACCGTGATCGACACCAGTCTGTCGGCTGGCTGGCCGAGCCCCCCGAACTACCCGACCGGCGGCCCGGTCCCCCCGGTCGTCATGCCGCTGTAGTTAGCGAGACCGGTATACTCCTCCGGACAACGTCCGGAGGAGCCGTGCCGCTGCAACGCCCGCAAGAACTGCTCACGCAGGTCGAAGATGCCATCACGGAAGACTTCGTCGCGCTCCTCGTAGCGCGTAACCGCTGCGGACCCGCCCTTCCCATCGAGGAGTTGCTGCATAGGAACGCGATCCCCTTAGAGGTTTTCAGTCAACTTCTTACTTCGCCCACCTTCACTGCACGGGTCCGGGCTCTCGTTCAAGAACTCACCGCGGCCGGTTTCGGCGTGGAAGCCAAGTCCGCTGTCCTGCACGAAGCGGGGCTCCCCATCGTCTACGAAATCCTCGCCGATCCTGCGCAGCCCGCCCTAGCCCGCCTCAAAGCACACGAGATCCTCGGCACCGTCTCCGGCAAGGCGGACCGGTTCAAGTCCGCCACCGCTCCCGGTAACGGGGCTACCCTCAACCTGAACGGCGCGGGCGGCACCTATCAACTCGTCATCAACCTCGGCCCGGCTGCTCCCCAACAAACCTTGCGCGGGGTCACTCCGCAGGAAGTGCAGAAGCTGGTCTACGAAGCCGCCGCCACCCCGGTTCCCCCCGAGGACGTCATCGACCCCGACTATGCTCCGTAACTACGCCGACAACGGCGACGGTGCCTGCGCCGTGCTGGTGATCGGGCTCGTTCTCGGTGGGATCTTCGTCATAATGTGGTTTTTCGGATGAATTTCACCGCGGTTCCCTCCACGCTGCCCTACCTGACCGGGGACAAGTTCGTCGACCTGATCTGCGGACCCGTCGGCAGCACCAAGACCACGGCGTCCATCATCAAGATCGCACGGGAAGCGAAGCGGATCTACCCCTGCCCCTCTTCCAAGGGCGTGGCCGGTGCCGGGTTGCGTCGTTCAAGGGTTGCCGTGGTGCGAAATACCCGGCAGATGCTGCTCGATACGACGATTCCGGACTTCCTCAAGTGGTTTCCCGACGGTGAAGCGGGTTTCTACGAGAAGACCCAGATGAAGTTCACCATAGTCTTGGACGATGTGCGGTGCGAAGTGTTGTTTCGTGGCTTGGATGATGCCAATGACGTTCGGCGTTTACTTTCCCTTCAACTTTCATACGCGATGATGGACGAGTTTCGCGAGATCAACTCCGACGTCTTCAATGCCCTGACCACCCGCGTCGGCCGCTACCCGGACCGGGCCATGAACGGCGTCGGCTGCGCGGAAGTCGACCCTGCCACCCAAGAGGTCCACCTCCTGAAGAAGGTGTGGGGTGCCTCGAATCCCCCGGATGCGGACACCTTCTGGGAGGACTACCTCACCACGCCCCCGCCCAACGTGCACGTGACGACGCAGCCCTCCGGGCTCTCACCGGAAGCGGACTGGCTGCACTGCCTCGACCCGGACTACTACACGAACCTCGTTCAGGGGAAGACCGAAGAGTGGATCGACGTCTACGTGCACGCGAAATTCGGCCGCTCCTTGGCCGGTCGCCCGGTGTTCCGTGCCTTTTCCCTGACGACGCACGTTGCAACGACCCCCCTGACCCCGCTGCCGTCCTCTCCCCTCGTCATCGGCGTCGACGCCGGGTTGAACCCCACTGCCGTCATCACGCAACTCACCTACGACGGCCGCGTCCTCATCCTTGACGCCATAACCGGTCATGCCGATGGCATGGGCGCGCTGAGATTCGCCCGCGAACGGCTGAAGCCGCTCCTCGCCCTCAAGTATCCGCGCCACGCGGCGCTCCTCGTCATAGATCCCGCCGCCTTCCAGAGAGCACAGACCGACGAGCGCACCGTCGCCGACATTTTCAAGAAGGAAGGGCTGAAGGTGGTCGCCGCGCGGACCAACACCCCCTCGGCGCGCATCGCGGCCGTGGATTCCTACATGACGCGCACGGTGGAGGGGAAGGCTGCCTTCCTCGTCGACCCGGCGTGCAAGGAGTTCATCACCGCGGTGCGATCCAAGTACCGCTACAAGACGAACCTCAAGGGCGACACCGCGGATACGCCCGAAAAAACGCACCCCCATTCTGACTATGGCGACGCAATCGGTTACGCCTGCCTGCAGCACGACGGCGGACGCTCCACGGGGGGCGTAACGCGCACGCAGGCGCGGAAAATCCTGCCCGCCCCGTTCAGATGGTCAGCCTAACCACAAATTACGTGCTAGCATGCGCGGCATGAACGCGGCATCCCACCGACGCTGCTGATGTCAGCCGTTTTCCCCCCGGGCGGCGGCCTGCCAACCTCTCCCACAGGGGCGGTTCCCCCGCCATCTCTGCCGCCCGGACCTCCCTCGCAATACGCGCCCTTCGGAGCCCCGGCGGCTCCCCCGATGGTGCCCCCGGCACCCCCGGGTGCGGTCGCCCGCGCCCCGCTCGGCCCGATGTCGGTGGGCGGGATCATGCAGATGGAGGGGAATGCTTCCATCGAAGCGCGCCGCGCGGCTGCCGAGCAGACCAACAACCAGCCGGTCGTTCAAGGGCTCGCCGCGCACGTGCGCGGCTGCTGGCAGTCCGCCTTGGATGCGAAACGCCTCATCGTCGAGGAGCGCATGCTGCAGTGCATGCGCCAGCGCAGGGGGGAATACGACCCCGAGCGCCTGAGCGAGATCCGCAAGATGGGGGGCAGCGAAATATACATGATGTTGACATCCAACAAGTGCCGCTCGGCGGCGAGTTGGATTCGCGACGTCATGATGGGAACGAAGAACGAGAAGCCGTGGACCATCGCGCCCTCCCCGCAGGCCGACCTGCCGCCACAGGTCGCCCAGTCGGTGCAGAACCAAGCCCTGCAGGAGGCGCAGGCGTTTACCCAAGCAACCGGCTTGCCGGTGGGGCCGGAGTACATCGCGCGCGACGCCGCGGCGCTCTACGACCGCGTGCAGGCCAATGCCAAGGTGCAGGCGGCCGAGCGTATGGAGCGCATGGAAGTCAAGATGGAGGACCAACTCGCCGAGGGGGGCTTCCACGACGCGATGTCGGAGTTCATCAACGACATTGCCACCTTCCCCGCCGCGGTCATCAAAGGCCCCATCGTTCGAAGGAAACGAAAACTCAAGTGGGTGCCGAGCCCCACACCGGACAATCCCTACAACGTCGTCGCCAAAGCGGAAGACTACTTGTGCTTGGAGTGGGCACGGGTCGATCCCTTCATGGTCTACCCGGCGGCGCATGCCACCAATGTGGACGACGGCGACTTCATTGAACGACATAAGCTGTCGCGCAGTGCCCTGCTGGAACTCAAGGGCGTGCCGGGCTACTCGGATGCTGCCATCGACGCGGTGCTCGATCAGTACGGCCGTGGCGGGCTGAACGAATGGCTCTACATCGACTCCGCCAAGGCCGAGGCCGAGGGTAAATCCGTTGCCGCGATTGGGTCCAATCCCGGTAAGTTGATTGATGCCCTGCAGTTCTGGGGCAGCGTGCAGGGCAAGATGCTGGTGGAATGGGGCATGCCCGAGGCATCGGTTCCCGATCAACTCAAGGAGTATCCCTGCGAGGTGTGGTTGATCGGCTCGTGGGTGATCAAGGCGACGCTGAACCCCGACCCCTTGGCGCGCAAGCCCTACTACAAAGCCTCCTACGAGGAAGTCCCCGGCACCTTCTGGGGCAACGGCGTGCCCGACCTGTGCAGGGATTCGCAGGCGCAGTGCAACGTCGCCGCGCGTGCGATTGCGAACAATATGGGCATCGCGAGCGGGCCGCAGGTCGCCTACAACACCGACCGGCTGCCCCCGGGCGAGGATCTGACCCAGCTGTACCCGTGGAAGATCCACCAGTTCACCTCCGACCCCTACGGGTCCACCGCCAAGGCGGTGGAGTTCTTCGCCCCGCCGATCATCTCGGGCGAGTTGATGCAGGTGTACCGCTTCTTTTCCGAGATGGCGGACGAGCACACCGGCATCCCGCGCTACATGACCGGCGACGCGCAGGGGCAGGGCGGCGCGTTGCGGACCTCCTCGGGCATGAGCATGCTCATGCAGAACGCCGGGAAGTCCATCAAGCAGGTGATCGCAAATATCGACTTGAACGTCATCGAGCCGCTCATTGAACGGCTGTGGTTTTATAACATGATGTTCGGCACCGATCCGTCGTTGAAGGGTGACATTCACGTGGTCGCGCGCGGGGCCAACTCCTTGGTAGTGAAGGAGACCCAGCAGCAGAGGATTAACGAATTCCTGCAACTCGCCCTTACGAACCCGCTGGTGAATCAAATCGTCGGCGAGGAAGCCATCGCCGCCATGCTGCGCATCGCTGCCAAGAACCTCGATATGGACACGGATCAAATTGTCCCGCGGCCCGAGGTCATCCGCGCCCGCGTCGCGCAGGCGTCGCAGGCGGCACAGGCGGAGAAGGATCGCAACGAGAAGCTGCAACTCGCCATCGCGGGCGCGCCCTCGCAGAAACTGCACCTTGAGGTCGGCCCGGATGGCCAATTAACCGGCGGCACCGTCGACAACGAGCAGATGCACGTGATGAGCGCACCCCCGGGCGCTCCGGTGGTGCCGCCGGGTCTCATGGGCGTCCTCGGTGAAACCATGGGCGGCCCCCCGGGCGGCAGCGCGCCAGCGCCGAAGACCATGCCCACCCAGCAGCCCGGTGCCGTGACGGCGTTCGCCCCACCGCGACGGCTGCACTAGTGCTATAGTCCGCCCATCATGCAACTTACGCAGCCGCTGCGCGAAGCCTTGGTGCGGATCAAGAAAGATCCGCAGCTGGCCCCCTTCGTCGAGCACCTGCGTGCCGAGATTGCCCGTGAGCACGCTGCCATGGTGGCGCTGGAAGCGCCCATGGTCTACCGCGCGCAGGGTCGCGCGAGCTTCGCCACGGACCTCGCCAAGTTGATCGAAAACGTGGACAACGTGTCTGCGTTGGAACGACCCAATTCACCTCCCGGCCGCCCGAAAACGGCGATCCCGGGAATGTATTAACCCGCACAGCCCATAGCCGAGAGTGCATCCCGTGTCCCCATTAGCACGACGCACCCGGAGCGAGTTGGCGTAAAAGGGAAAGGTAGCTAGCGTGGCGTTGCCGCAGGTCATAGAGCGACAGGAAGCGGAAGCCGAGGCGATACGCGTGGCCGCGTATGGCAATGCAGACGAGACACCGACCTCGCTCCCCGTGAGCGAGACCCCGGCCGAGCCGTCCGCACCCATACCCCAGCCCGCACCGCCCGCCCCACCCGCGCCCGCTCCGTCACCGCAGCCCGCCGCCCCGGTTCAGGCGGTTCCGCAGCCGCCGGTCCCGGCAGAGGATGCAGCGTATTGGCGGCAAAGGTTTGACACCCTAGCGGGCAAGTTCGACGCCGAGGTGCCGCGCCTGCACCAGCAGATACGCGACCAAGCTGAGCGATTGGCGGCGTTGAGCGCCCAGATCGAGCAGCCCGCAGCAGCCCCTGCCGCAGGCTCTCCGGCCACGCAACAGGACATCGACAGTTTCGGCGAGGACTTGGTCGACTTCGTGCGCCGCATGGCGCAGGAGGCGATTGCCGCCGAGCGCGCCCAGCTGGAGAAACGGTTTGGCGCGGTGGCACAGCAGGTCGAGCAGGTGCAGACGCACGTGGTGAAGAGCGAGTTGAGCAGCTTCTGGAGGGAGGTGATCGACCTCGTTCCGGAGTGGCCCGCCATCGACGCTTCGCCGCAGTGGATCGCGTGGTTGGATACGGCACCGGACTACACCGAGGTGACCTACCGCCAGCTGGCTTCGCAGGCAATCGAGAAGGGGAAACCCGACAAGATCGCGAAGCTGGTCGAAACATGGCGCAAGGAAAGCGGCCAAGTGGCCTACCCCGGTGGCAACGGAGCCCAGCCGCCCGCGCCCGCACCGAACCCGATGCCTGCGCAGCCATCCCTATCGAGTCAGGTTGCACCCTCGACCGTCAAGTCGGGCAGTGCGCCTGTGTCGCGTAAGATACTCACGCGCGCCGATTACGAAGCCATGTATGACGTCCGCAACGTGCAGCGGTACGGCGAGAAGGAAGCGGCGAGACTGATCGCCGAAGCCGACGCCGCCGTGGCCGAGGGCCGAGTGCAGTGGTGACGTAGTCTCCCAGCTGGCGACGAGGGCCGTTCGCATCCTTTCAACCTTTTGAGGATCACATGGCCACCGTAACCCCCGGAGCAGTAACACCCGTAGGCGGCGCATTCGCGACTTCACCGGCGATGTCGGGGACGTTCATCCCCACGCTCTGGTCGGCGCAGCTTGCCAAGAAGTTCTACATCGCGACCGTGTTCTCCGAGATCGCCAACACCGACTGGGCTGGCGAACTGAAGAACATGGGCGACAAGATCATCATCAACAAGATCCCGACCCTCTCGGTCAACAAGTACGTGATCGGGCAGGGCGTGACCTACGAGGTGCCGGTCCCCAGCACCCTCGAACTCACCATCGACCAAGGTCTGTATTTCGCGTTTCAGGTGAACGATGTCATCGAGTATCAGGCGAAGCCTGCGCTCATGGACATGTTCTCCAACGACGCGGGCATGCAGATGAAGGTGAAGGTCGATTCGACCTGCCTCTTCAACCTCGCCCTGAACGCGGCCTACGGCACCCCGGCACCGGGCAATTCGGGCGCGACCGCGGGGCTGAACTCCGGTGCCTACAATCTGGGCACCAACGTCGCCCCGGTCGCGCTGACCGGTGCCAACGTGCTGCAGATCCTGACCTCCTTTTCAGGGGTTCTCGACGAGCAGAACATCCCCGAGGACAGCCGCTGGCTCATCATCGACCCGTTGACGCGCAACCTGTTGATGCAGTCGAACTTGGCGCAAGCCCAGTTCATGGGCGACGACAAGTCGATGGTGCGTAACGGCCGCATCGGTGTCATCGACCGCTTCACCGTCTACGTCTCGAACAACCTGCCGCGCGGCGCAGCCAATGCGGTGATGAAGTCCGGCGACGGCACGGAGTCCATCGGTGCCACTCACACCGCGGCGCGTCGTCTCCTGATCGCGGGGCACAAGGCGGCGTTCACCTTCGCCTCCCAGATCACGAAGACGGAGCAGGTGCGGAACCCCTTCGACTTCGGGGACTACATCCGGTCGCTGAACATCTTCGGCTACAAGGCGACGAAGCCGGAAGCGTTCACCATCGCCTACGTCTCCTAACCCCGGCTCACTCACCTTCAGGCACAGGAGAAAACCATGGCCGAATCACGCAGCTTGAGTGTCAAAAACGTCACCGCCCTCGCGGGCGGTGCCAACAGCGCCGCCACGCCGACTTTGGATGGCGACATCAACGTCATCACCGTCGCCGCCACTGCGGCCGACTCGGTGCGCCTCCCGGCGAACCAGCCCAAGGGGTCGAGTCTCGTCATCCGCAACGCGGGGGCGGCCTCCGCCAACGTGTTCCCCAACCCGGGGGGCACGATCAATGCCGCTGCACCGGACGCGGCCGGGGCGCTCGCCAATGCGAAGTCCGTGATCTGCTATCAGGTGGCCGACAACGGGCTCACTTGGTTCACGGTGGCGGGCGCGTAGCCGCTTCTCGTTAACCACTGGGGGGCCGCGTGGCCCCCCAGCCACTTCGGAGGCAAACATGACGAGCAAGAGACGCTTGATCGCGAGCGGCGCGTGGGGCGGTTCCGCGGGGGGCATCACCGGCGACCACGTGGAAGACCAGATCGTCGCGCTGGCGGGCGGGGCGAACGATGAAAAGACGCCGGTGCTGACCGGCGACATCAACATCATCAAGGTGTGCGCCACCGCGGGCGACTCCGTCAAGCTGCCGCCCGGTGAGGCGGGCGACGACCTGTGGTTGAGGAACGGCGGCGGTGAGACGGCGGCCGTGTTTCCCGCTGTGAATGGTCGAATCGACGGTGACGAAATCGACAAGCCGATCTCGCTGGCGGCGGGCAAATCGAAGCTCTTCAAGTCGGTCGGCCGCAACGACTGGATCACCCCTTCAATGTAGTACAAACGTAGTACGGAGGTACCAATGACCGAACCCAAGAGCGAAGCGAAAACCCAAATCGAGCGGCTGGTCGCCGATTTCGGCGCGCAGGACATGGGCACCTACATGGACGCCCGCACCGACGACCGCGGCGTGCTGCGCGTGGCGGTGTGGAACACCGGGCTGAATTCCTACCAGCCGACCGAGGACGGCCTCGCGCTGCTGGCCGGTGGCAAGACCGAGAAGGAGAAATCGAAGGAGAAGGCGAAGGCGAAGATGGGCGACACGCCGCCGCAGCAGGGGCAGCCCGCAGCGCCGCCCGGATTCCCCCCGGCCGGGCCGCGCCCGCCCACGGGGTAGCTCGTGGCAACCGTCCAGTTCGCGCAGTGGCTGCCAGAGGTGATGCCGCTGGTTACCGGCTGCCCGGAACCTCTGGCGGTGAACGCCGTGCGCAACGCCGCTATCGACTTCTGTTCCACGACGTTGTGGTGGCAGGACGACTACGGCCCGGTCGACATCGACGCGGTGCAGCCTTACAGCTTCGTGCTTCCGCCCGATGTGGATGTGGTGCAGATCATGTCCGCGCGCCTCGCCAATCGCGGTTATCCCTTGAGCATCACCGGCCTGCAGGAGTTGGATAACCGGGTCTGGAACTGGCGCGCGGCGACCGGCGAGCCGCGCGCCATCTACCAGCCGCGGCCCGGGCGCGTCGCTACCTACCCGGTGCCGGAGGGCGGCAGCGTCTATTCGGTGATGTTCCGGCTTGCGCTGGTACCGCTGCGCACCGCCGTCACGGTCACCGACGATCTTTACGACATGTACCTTCCGGAGATTGCCGCGGGGGCGCTGGAAATTCTGCTCGGCATGGAAAACCAGCCGTGGGCGAACCCCGGCATGGCCGGGCGCTACGGCAGCGACTTCCGCAGCGCGCTGATCACGGGGGCGACCGAAACCGCCAAGTCCTACGGACGACAGAACCAGCGCGTGCAGATGCGCCACGGGTGATCGGTGGCCATACCGATCATCCCGATTTCGCTGCTCCCGGCACCCACGCCGGGTCTGAGTGTCCTCGGTGCCCTCTTCCCGGGCACCATCGGCAGCGTCACCTACCGCGTCACCGCGGCGGAGGTTCTCGCCGCTGGCGGTGACGCCGTCTTCGCCTCGGCCCGGGTCACCGGCAACGCCACGCTGGAGAGCCCGCCGACCGACGGCCTGCACGCCGTCAACAAGGACTACGTGGATGGGCACGCGGGCGGGGCCACGCGCGTGGTCACCTCCGATGCTACCGGTGACGCACAGATCACCGTAGAAGCCGCGTGGAACGCGCAGGCGAACGCCACGGCCATCGTCCGGGCCGCGGGGGAGGCCACCTTCTACCGCTGGCCCTCCACGGCCCCCAAGACCTACCGCTACATGGGGAACCAGCAGGTGGGCCCGTGGGCGACCGTGGCGGCCGACTGGCTAAACGTCACCATCGTGACGAGCCACGCGGCGCTGACCGGCCTCACGGCGGACGACCACCCACAGTACCTGCCCCTGACCGGCGCGCGAGCGATGACAGGCCCGCTCACGCTGGTCGGCCCGCCGACGGTTCCGCTGCACGCCGCCAGCAAGGGCTACGTCGACGGCCTCGACGCGGCGCAGAAAACCTACATCGACAACGCGGACGCATCGCTCTCGGCCGGGCTCGCGCTGAAGGTGGCGAAGGCGGGCGATGTGATGACCGGGCCGCTCACGCTGCCCGGGTTCCCGACGGTGTCGCTGCACGCGGCGACGAAGGGGTATGTCGATGCCGCCGTGGCGGGTGTGGTCACGGTCACCAGCCACGGCGCGCTGACCGGCCTCACCGCGGATGATCATCCGCAGTACCTGCCGCTTACGGGCGCGCGGGCGATGACTGGTCCGCTCACGCTGCCCGGCGCGCCGACGTTGACGCTGCACGCCGCCACCAAGGGCTACGTGGACACGGCTATCGGTTCCATCGGCCCCAGTCTCCCCCCGGGCGGGCTCACCAACGAGGTGTTGACCAAGCTCAGCAACACGAGCGGGGATGCCAACTGGAAGCCCTCCGCCGGGGGCGGCGGAGCCGCAGATATCGCCGACGCGCAGCCCGCGCTGAACGAGGGCGAGCAGTGGTTCGAGTCTGACACCGGCAACTTCTACCTGCGTTACAAGAACCCCGACGGCACCTTCACGCTGGTTGGTACGAATCCGGTCGGGGTGAAGGGTGACAAGGGCGTTCAGGGCGACCCGGGCGCACCGGGCACGCCGGGGGCGGCGGGCCCGCCGGGCAACGACATCATCATGCAGGACGCGGTGCCCATCGTGGGTCCGGGGCAGCAGTGGTTCGAGACCGACAGCGGCAAGATGTTCGTGCGCTACCAGAACCCGGATGCCACGTTCACGTGGATCGAGGTGAACCCGGTGCGCGGCATTCAGGGGCCGCAGGGGCCGCAGGGGGCGTCGGGTGTGCAAGGACCGACCGGCGCGGCGGGGCCGACCGGGCCCGGTGTGCCCGTAGGCGGTAATCCCGGTTTTGTTCTGGTTAAAAACGGCGCTGCGGATTTTGCCACTGCGTGGCAGACCGACATGCCGCAGTGCTGCGGGCGTTTCCGTTTCCTAGACTTGAATCGCTGCGTACTTTACCCATGGAATGGCGACCGGTTGTGGATCAACGGCAGGAACTACGTGATCCCCTTCGGCGGAGTCACGCTTTCCTCCGGCCCGGTGACGCCCAACGTCGCCTGCTACGTCTACACCGCACCGGGTACGTGGCCCAATTTCACGCTGGTAACGAGCCAGACTGCGCCGCAAGAGTACGTCAACGGCGTTTGGGTCATGTCGGGGGACGCGACGAAGACGCTGGTGGGCATGGTCTGGATGAGCAGCGCCGCTGGTGGTTTTGTCGACAACCCTTCGCAGCGTTATGTGGCGACATGGCCGAATCGGCGTCCGCGCGCCTTCGCTATTCAGGCAGGCGCTGCCGTGGCCGTTGATTCCGGGGGGTGGTACTACATTTGCCAAGGATCGTTCCTGACGTGGGGTGATGCCGCGGTGTTCATCTCGGGCAACTTCTCCGGGTATGACACTGGTGGTTCTAGCTATTTTGCCGTGGCCGCGGATGTGGATGGCGGGCTTGGTGCCGTGGTGTATCAGTCTTCCGCTGGGCAGGCTGCGGCGTCCGTGTCGCTGTCGCAGGAGCTTGCTAGTGGCTTTCATTCGACGGCGCTGCGGGCGCTGACTAACGCGGGGGGCGGCAACGTCCAAGCGTCCTCGCACCTCACTGCCAGCTTGTTCATCTGAGTCGAGACCATGTTCCAGTTCCCCGCAGCCCCCACACTCGGCCAGATTTTTACACCTGTCGCGGGCGTGTCCTACCAGTGGACCGGGCAGGGCTGGACGCCGTATGTCGTGCCGGATGTTCTGCCAGTCTTCAATGCGATCATCAACGGCGACTTCAACATCTGGCAGCGCGGGACGGGGTTCAACCCCGCCGCAGGCTTCACGGCAGATAGATGGTTGCTGGGGAACAACACGCCTTCAGCCTATGCAGTGAACCGCACGCCGTTTTCTACTTCGGTAATCGCGACCACTCCGCGCTTTTTCACCAACTGCGTAGCCATAGCGGCTCAGACCGCCAGCGTCCCAACCGCAGCGCAGATTTGCGGGTTTTATCAAGAAATCGAGGGCTACAACTATGCTCCGCTGCACGGGCGGGCAATGACGTTGTCGTTCTACTGCGCGTCCAGTGTCGCGGGCCAGTATGCGGTTCAACTGACAAACATCGTGGACCAGAGCATTACCCTCCCTTTTACCATCAACGTGGCGAGCACGTGGGAGCGCAAGGTGCTGGCGGTTCCCGCCAATCTGGCGGGAACGTGGGACATGACGACTGGGCGCGGACTGCGTATATGGTTCACGCTCGCGGCAGGATCAAACAACTTCAACGCAATTCCGAACGTGTGGGGCGCTATTGGAGGGGCAACCGTCGCCGGTCAGGCCAACTTGGCGAGTGCAATCAGCCAGCAGTTTCTGCTCACCGGGGTGCAACTGGAAACGGGCAACGTCGATCATGAATTTGTGTCGCTGCCTTACAGCGAGGAACTCGCTCGATGCCAGCGGTATTACTGGCGCAGACAGGCTACTGGCACGAACCAGCTTGCCTTCTCGGGGAATTGCTTCAGTTCCGGGCAGCAGGAATTTGCCTGCCACTTCCCCGTGGAGATGCGTGCCCAGCCCACGCTCTCAGTTAGCGCAGCAAGTGATTTCTACATTCTGGGGTCAGGCGGCACCACGCCCGCGGTCACGGTTGTATCTTTCGGACAGGATAAGCTCGGCGCGATGCTGGGCGCTAGCGCCAGTGGCGCGAACGTGCCGCCCGGAGGTGGCGCGATGTTGGCGAGCGCGAACGCGAACGCGTGGATTGCGTTCAACGCGGAGATATAAGCCCATGTTCCAGTTCCCCGCGAGCCCGGTCCTCGACCAGATATTCACCCCCGCGGGTGGGCCGTCCTATAAGTGGAACGGCACCGGCTGGGTGCCGTTCACCGCTGTCGTCAGTGGCGGCCTGACTTTCACCGGCCCGGTGCTCTTCGCCGACGGCGTGATCGGCGCACCGGGGATCAGCTGGGCGAACGAGACCACGGCCGGGTTCTGGCGTTCCGCGCCGGGCGTGTTCAATTTCATCATCGGCGGGCAGTTCATCTACAGCGCCACGACTGCCGCGTTCATGGCGGCGAAGCAGCTGCAGGCGAGCGATGGCACGTTCGCTCTGCCCGGGCTTTCGTGGGTGGGCGAACCGGCGTCCGGGTTCCGGCGCGCGGCGGCGAACCTGTTCAACTTCACCGTGAGCGGCGTGGATGTTCTCGCCATCAGCAAGACGGGCTTTGCCACCACGGTGCCGATGTTGTTCCCCGATGGCACGCTCGCCGCCCCGGCGATTTCGTTCTTGAACGACACGGGCGTGGGGCTGCGGCGCTCGGGTGCCGGGCAGTTGATGGTGTCGGCCGGTGGCGTCAACGTGATTCTATTCACGGCGACGGCTATCGGGACCGGCGCGAACATCCCTATTAACGCACAGGGTGGCATCAATGTGTCCGGCGCGCAGGGGCTCTTCGCCGATGGCACCGGGGCGCTTCCCGGCATCGCGTTCAGCGGCGAGCCCTCGACCGGCTTCTGGCGGCCCGCCGCGAGCGATCTGCGCGTCGTGCTTGGCGGCGGCACCAAGCTGCAGTTCGCCGGGGCGCTGATCACGAGCCTCGTGAACCTCACGGCTCCGCAGATTTTCTCAACGAACGTGATGGCGACCGGAGTGCAGGGGAGCGCGCAAATCGGGGCGAGCAGCGCGGCGCTTATCAGCACCGGTATCCTGTCGCGCGGGGTCGCGGGCGCGGGGAATTTCGGCGCGATCACTCTCTCCACGACCGACGGTGCGAGCAGCTTCGCCACGCCCTACGGGTGGGCGCGCACGGTGGCGGGCGCGTTCGGGCAGCACACCTTCTCCTGCTTGCAGGGCGCGACGAATTCATCGCTTAGGATTTTCGGTGGCAATTTTGCGAACGGCGAGGGTTACTCGCTCGCGGGATATTACGGGTCTGCGGCGATCTCTCTGATCTCCACGGTACTGGTAGATGGTACTGCGGGCGCTATTAAAAGCACGCTCAATTTCTACATTGGAAAAAATGCTGTTGGTGTGGGGAACCCCGACTTTGTGATGGGGTACAACGGCACCTTTCGTCCGCAGTTCAGGATTCTTGGTAGTTGGACGAACAACCCGGCCGATATGTTCAACGTGCCGTTTCTGATTCAGGATACTTCGGGAGCGTCGCTGGCCCCGGGGTTTTGTATGGCGCAAGGCAACGCCGCGAATGCGATATGCTGGACGCTCGGCACCGGGACCGATACGGTCTATTCAGCTGGTCTCGCTAACAATGGTCCGTTGGGCGGATGGGCGGCTAATCTAACTTCGACGGGCGTCTATACGGCGGCGGCATTCACGCCTGCATCGGATGCGGCGCTTAAGTCGCACGTTCGCCCGATCACGCACGCGCTCGCCGCCGTGCTCAAATTGCGCGGCGTGCGCTATCGCCGCACGTTCGGCGACAGGAGCGAGACGCTCGGACTGATCGCGCAGGAAGTCACGCCGATCTTTCCTGAATTAGTGGGTGAGACCAAGGGCCCGCGGCTCGATGACCCGGCGTTTAAGACCCTCGATTACATGGCGCTCACCGCCCCGATCATCGAAGCGATTCGAGAACTCAACGCACGACTCACCACACTGGAGGCAAAACCATGAACCTGACCGAGCAGGAAGCGAACTACGTTCTACAAGCCGTGATGCAGCGCCCGCTGGCCGAGGCGCTGCCGCTGTTCCTCAAAATGACCAACCAGAAGCTGGTGCCCGCCGATGAAGCGCCTGTCGCAGCTGCTCCTGTTTCTCTGCACGCTGCTAACTAGCTGCAGCCGCATGCAGATCGACGGTGACTGCGCCTACATACGGGAGGTGAAGACGACCTATCAGTGCGACGCGGGCAAGCTGGATCGAACGATTCTCGCTCCAACTGCGCCCGATTAACGGAGGTATCCCATGAGCATAGGCTTCATATACTGGTTGCTGATGATTTTGTGGCTGATTTTCGGCCTCTGGGCGTACTGGCCGCGCGCTGGTGCTACCGCGCCCCCGTGGCCGTTCGTGGGTGGCAGCGGATTCATGTTCGTGCTGCTCTTCCTGCTCGGCTGGAAAGTCTTCGGCTGGCCGATAAACGGGTGATTCTTCGTGGACGACCACCGTTCCAATAATCCGGTCACGCCCCATGGGCCGGGTGGGGGGCTGGCCCCGCACGGGCGTAGCCGGGGGCTCGCCCCGCACGGCGGCGGTGACGCGCTCGCTCCCCACGGGCCGGGGAGCGGGCTCGGCACCGGAGGGCACGACGATCTGGGGTCGATGGTACCGGCCGGTCTCACGCTCCTCGCGACCGACCCGCAACCGGGTACCATGCTGATATCTACGGAGCAAGGTGAAGCATTCCCAGTGGAGTTGGCATGACACCCAAGGACATCATCACCGGCGCGCGGCCGATCCTGAACGACACGGACCCGGTCGCCCCGCGCCAGTCCGACACCGAGTTGCTCGCCTATGTGAACGACGGGCTGCGCGAGATGGTGCCGCTGCAGCCCTCCTTGTTCTCCACCATCGGCGACATGATCTGCGACGCCGACTCGTGCGAGCAGGCGGTCACTTTCGCCGACGCGGCGATGCTGCTGGAGGTGCTGTGCATCCACGAGGGCGCGGCGCTGACGCCCTTCGACATGATGGCGATGGGCTCCTTCAACCCGAACTGGCGCGCGGACGCGGCGGGCCCGGCGCGCCAGTGGACGCGCTTCGCCAACGACGCGCTGCGCTTCTACATTTACCCCAAGGCACCGGCGACGATGCAGGTGCTCGATGTGCGCTATGCGCGCATTCCGGCGCTCTACGCGTTGAACGACACCATCGCCGACATCCCGCTGACGATGCAGCCTGCGCTGATCGACTACGTGGTCTACCGCTCGGAGTCGAAGGACAACGAGCACGTGCTCTCGCAGCGCGCGACCCAGTTCTATGGATCGTTCGTGGCCAAGGTTAAAGGATAGGAACCGCGATGCCAGCCTATGTGAACGCGAACAATGCTTTTTCCACGCTGGCGGGGAACATCACCGCTCTCGACACCAGCTTCACGCTGGCGGTGGGCTCGGCGTTCCCGAAGGTGGCCGGGGGCGACTGGTCGTTCGTCACGTTTCAGGATACGGCGAACAACATCGAGATCATGAAGATCACCGCGCACGGTGACGGCACCAACTCGTTCACCTGCGTGCGCGCTCAAGAGGGCACGGTCGCGCGGGCGTGGATCGTGGGCGACATCGTCGAGTGCCGCCTCACTGCCGGGACCGTGGCCACCGTCGATGGCAAGCAGACGCTCACCAACAAGACGATCCCGTCCCCGGTGATCAGCTTCGCCGACGGCACGCTTGCCGCGCCGGGCATCGCATGGACGAACGAGTTGGCGACGGGGCTCGCGCGGCTTGCCGCCAACGTCATGGCCGCGGTGGTCGGTGGCGTGAACATTATGCAGTGGCGGCCGGGGAATCTCGATATCAACGTCCCCGTCCTGAACCTGCCGCTTAACGGGCAGATCACATTTCCCAGTCCCGGCGGTGTAGCGCAGCCCGCGATGGTGGCCACCGGCAACAATCTGTATATAGGGCACGGCGGGTGGGGGACGACGTTCATCTATGGTGGTGCCACGCTTGGCATCAGCGTCACTGCGGGTGGTGTCGCGCTCGCAGGCAACGTCTCAGGCGTCACCGCCGCGATGGTGGGGCTGGGCAACGTCGCAAATGCCAAGCAGATTTTCTCGCTGCGGGGCGAGAACATCTACCTCGGCTGGAACGGCACGCTGGAGGTTCAGGTTGAGGGCACGTATTTCGGCAACATGTGGCCGATCAGCGTCTCGGGAAGCTCGGCTTCGTGCACTGGGAACGCGGCAAGCGCGAGCAACGCGAATGCGGTGAACGGCATCACTGGTTGGAACTACGTGAATCGTGGTACGAACCCGGGCTACATCTGGGCGACGGATGGCGCGGCGAACGATCAGTACCTGACGCAGCCCGGGAATCTCAGTGTCAACTATGCGAACAGCGCCAATACGGCCAACACTGCGAACGCTGCTAACACCGCCAATTTCGCCACCACCGCGGGCAACGGCGGGGTCACCAGCGTCAATGGCATGACCGGGGACGTTACTGTGGCCTCCGGGGGCGGCGGTGGCTCCAACTCCTCCATCCACCCCGACAGCGAAATCACGATGGGGGACGGTTCCAAGAAGTGGCTGCGCGATGTGCGCGTGGGCGACATGGTGTGGGGGAACGGCGCACCGGCCGAGGTGCTCGGCATCTGGACGAACATCCTGCAGGAGCGTTCGGTGTGGGAAGTGGCGACCGACGAGGGCGCGGTGGTGTGCACGCCGGGGCATCTCTTTCCGGTCATGGTTGGGGGCGTGGAAGCGTGGGGCGCGCCGGTGCCTGCGATGTACTGGGCCAACAGTCACGGACGCAGGCGCTCGGTCAAGGGCAAGCGCGGTCTGATCGACACCGTGTCCCTCGTGGTGGCCAACGGCGAGACGGTGCACACCATGGTGCCGGGGACACTGATTCGCCACGCATCGGGCGGGTGGATTCCGGTTCGCGGGCTGCGTGAGGTGAGCACGGCGAATCCTGCCTACGACATGGCGACGAAACGCTCCGCGGGCACGCGCGTCACCGAGAATCAGCAGGTGATGGCGCTCCATCTCGCCGGGAGCCACGTGTTCTACGCCGACGGTCACGCCGTAGGGACGCTCGCGTAATGGGCCAGACTCTTCGCGCCGGTCCCTTCGGCCCAATCTCCCCGCGCACGGCCGAGCGCCTGCTCGGGGAGAACTTTGGCCAGACCGCGGCCAACGTGCGGCTGCTTTCCGGGGATATTCGCCCGATTCGCGAGCCCGGCTTGATCACGACCGCGATGGCGAACAAGAAAGCGGTTTACCGCGCGGAGCACGCCAGCCTCGACAAGTGGCGCGGCTGGACAATGGATGTGGACGTCGCTCGGCTTCCGCTCACCGAGGACGTCGAGCCGCGCTACGTGTGGACCGGCGACGGGCCGCCCAAGATCACCAACTTCACCAACTTCGATGTGCCTGCGGCCGACCTCCTGCTCGGCATCCCAAACCCGACGGGGAAGCCTGTCGTCGTCGCCGCGGGCGGCGCTGCGGCCACGGTGTCGCGGGTCTACGTCTACACCTTCTTCTCACAGTGGGGGGAGGAGTCCGGCCCCTCACCGGTGAGCGACCTCGTGTCCGGCAAGGTCGACGGCACGTGGACGGTCTCGGGCATGTCCGCGTTTCCGGCCCCCATTCCCGCGGGGAGCTACAACACCACCGGCATGAAGCGGCGGCTCTACCGCTCGGTGGGCACGCAGGCCACCTTCCAACTGGTGGCGGAGGACGTTCCCACTACCTACGTCGATACGATTCCGGATTCGCAGATCCCGGGTGATGAGTTGATCTCCGCCGGGTGGGAGCCCCCACCCGCGGGGCTCTTCAACATCATCGCACTACCCAACGGCGCGCTCGCTGGCCTGCTGGGTAACCTGCTCTGCCAGAGTGAGCCCTACCAGTTCCACGCGTGGCCCGTTGAATATCAGCGCGGCATGAACCAGACCGCTGTGGGGCTCGCCGCCTACGGCACCACCATGGTGATCGGCACCACAGGCGCGCCCTACATCGGCGACGGCGTCGAACCGGCCTCGGTCACCTTGGAGCGCCACGACAACATCTGGCCGTGTCTCGCCAAACGCTCGATGATCTCGGTGGGCGATGGCGTCGTCTATGCCACGCTCTCGGGCCTCGTTTACGTCGGCTCGGCGGGCCCGCGGGTGTGGACGCAGCCCTTCTACACGCGCGAGGAGTGGATTCCGCTCGATCCGTACACCATGGTGTGCGCGATTGCCGAGAACAAGATTTTCATCCTCTACACGGCCGTGGGCGCGCCGCAGTCGGGGATGCTGTGTTTCCAGCCGCTGGAGCCGCTGGCGGCGTTGACCACCCTCACGCTCGACTGCGTGGAGTTGTACTCCGATCCCCGCAACGGCTACCTCTACGTGGTCGACGCCGAGGGTGTGAAGCAGTACGACTCGGCCGACGGCGCGCGGCTGCCGTTCGAGTGGTTGTCGAGAGAGTTCGAACTGGCAACGCCGTGCAATTTCGGCGCGGCGCGCGTGGAGTTCGTCTCCGAGATCACCGCCGCGGACGCTGCCGCGCTGATCGCCGCCTACGCGCAGGCGGTGCTGGCGATGGGGCCGAAGATCGCCAACGGCGTGAGCGCCATCAACGGCCGCTTCGGCGGGATCAACACCGTCACGATCAACGGCTACGCACCGAAGCTGACCGATGTGCTGGATGCGCAGAAGTCGGTGACTTTCACGCTGTATTCCAAGGGGGTCATGAAATTTTCGAAGACGCTCTTCGAAGACACCGGCGTCTTTCGCATGCCGAGCGGCTACCTGTCGGATGCGTGGTCGTTCAAGGTAAACGGGCAGGTGCGGATCAAGAACGTGAAGATCGCCGAGACGCCCGACGGGCTGCGCCAGATATGAGCGCCCTCGTCAAAAAACCCGCCATCGGCAAGGTCGACATTCACGACCGGGCGCTCTACGCGATGAAGGAGCGCCTCGAACAGATTTCAGGCGAGCGCGGCGACACCATTGTCGACAAGCTGCCGGAAGACGCGGATCTGCAGGATGTCATCGTCAAGATCAACGAACTGATTAATCTCCTTCAATGAAACAGTTCGTATTCGATGGTGAGCGCATCGGCCCGTGGGTGCACGAGCGCGCGGGCGGGCACTACGTGCCCGGCAGCGCGGGCATCGCCATCGAGCGTGACGGTGAACTGGTGGTCGGTGTGACCTACGACAGCTACACCGGCTCGAACATCATCATCCACTCGCGCTGTGATGACCCGAAGGCTACGTCGCGCCGGTTCTATTGGATGATTTTCGACTACCCGTTCAATCAGCTAGGCGTCACGTGCGTGCGCGGGCTGGTGTCGACCGGCAATGCGCATGCGCAGGAGATTAACGGGCGTCTCGGGTTTCAGGGCGAGGCTATGCTCAAGGACTACTTTCCCGATGGCGATGCCATCATCTATGTAATGAGGCGGGAGAACTGTCGATTCCTCGCACTCGGAGAACGGTATGCGAACCGAATGGTCGCGAAAGCAGCTTGAGGCGTTAGGGGAGCCGATCTGCCCCGAGTTTTGCGGCGGTGGCGGTAAGGGGTCTTCTCCTCCGCCGCCCGACTACACGCCGATGGCGGCGGCCTCCAAGGAAGCTGCCGAGATCGGCGCGGCGCTGGGTCGGGAGCAGCTGACCGAGGCGAAGCGACAGTACGACCAGAACGTCGCCTATGCCAAGCCTATCGTCGATGCCCAGAAGGGATTGATGGACGAGTCGCTGGCGCAGGGCAAGGATTACTACGAGTACGGCAAGCGCGGGCGGCCGGTGGAGGACGCGTTGAACGCCGAGTCGATGAAAGATTACACCGCACGCGACTTGGCCGAGCGCGACGCCATCACCGGTTCCCAAGCTGACATCGAGGCCGGGCGCTACGGCGATGATATCCGCCAGCAGGTCGGCACCGCTGTCGGGGATGCACGGCAGGGCACGACGCAGCAGATGCAGCAGCTGATTCGCCAAGGGCTGCGCTACGGCTACAGCCCGGAGGCGATGGCGGCGAAGTTCGGCTCCGGCGCGGTCACCAGCGGTCTGGGTGTCGCGACCGCCGCCAACGCCGCGCGCACGGGCGCGGTCGCCAACGCGCGCCAGATGCTGACGGCGCGGCGCGGTATGCGCCAGCAGGATGACGCCATCGGCTGGGCGCGTAAGATGGACGTCGCCGGGCTCTACCGCGGCATGCCGGGTGCGTCGCAGGGCGCGTATGGACTGGCGCTGGGCTCGGGCAATTCCGCTATGGCGGGTAACGCCGCCCCCGGGCAGGCGTTGATGGGCGGCATGGCGCAGGGCGCGGGCATGACGCAAACTGGGCAGGGGCAGCGCCTGCAGGGGCTGGGGCAGATCCTCAACTCGCAGTCGAACCTCTACGGTCAGGGGCTGCAGGTGAGCGCGGCCGAAGGCGCGGGGACCGGCCAGATGCTAGGCTCTCTCGCTGGCGCGGGCATGATGGCTTTCGCGGTATGAACCTCATCGAGAAAATCGACGCAACGGCGGCGGCCACGTTCGAGTCGGGCATCCGGCTCCTGCAGGTGCACCGCTTCGCGCCGACCGACCGGGCGCACGTGGAGTGGCTTCTCGGGATGGCCGACTTCCCGGTGGGCGCGGTCGTTATTGATCTCGGCTCCGGCTACGGCGAGGTGCAGCGCCTCGCGGAATTCGACCGGCCCGATCTGAAGTGGGTGCTGGTCAACGCGAGCGCCGCGCAGCATCGCTACGTCACGGTGGGGAACAAGCTCCTCTGTGACATGCATGATTTACCGCTGGAAGACGCCTCCGTGGACGGCGTGGTGGCGTTCAACTCCTTCGCCAACGGCGACCATGTCATGCTGCTCGCCGAGGCCGCGCGCGTGCTCAAGCCGGGCGCGACCCTCCTTGTGTCGGACCTCAACCGCGTAACGGGCGACGACAACGCACTGGCTCCGCTTCACGCGTGCGCGATCCGGCACGACCTCTTCATCGAAAGCGCGCGTCAGCTGGGTTTGGCCCTTACGTTCTGCTGCGCGCCGGAAGTGGTCGACCACTACATGGAGCGGGTCTATCCGGGCTCCCGGCCCATGCTGGCGGGGACTGAGGCGCGCGTATGGGTGTTTCAGCGCACGCTCTCCGCGCCGAGCAGCCTGCACAAGATATTCGCCCGGCATGCGCATCGCAAGGTGGCTCTCTCGCTCTCGGGCGGCAAGGACTCGCTCGCGTGCCTTTACCTGCTGCGGCCGTTCTGGGAGCGCCTCACCGTCTACTGGTTGAACTCCGGGGACACGTTTCCCGAGACGCGCGCGATGATGGCAAAGATCCGCGCATTGGTGCCCGCCTTCAAGGAGCTACAGGGCCGCCAGCCGGAGGTCACCGCGCGCGATGGCTGGCCTTCTGACATCGTGCCCCACCGCTATACCACGTTCAGCAACGCGGCGCACGGCCCCACGCCGTTCAAGATTCAGGGCCGCTACGACTGCTGCGTGCGCTCCATGATGCTGCCGATGTACGAGCAGATGCTGGCCGACGGGGCGACCTGCATCATCCGCGGCAAGCGCCATGACGAAGACGACAAAACGGGGCTGCTGAGCGGCTACGTGGATTTGAACGGCGTCGAGCTACAATTTCCGATCTTCGATTGGACCGGGGCGCAGGTGCGCGCCTACTTGGCAGAGCAGGGCGTGGAGCTTCCCGATTTCTACAAGCACGGGGGGAACCACTCGGTCGACTGCATGCACTGCACCGCCTACTGGGACGAGGGCCACGGCCCCTACCTCAAGGCGGAGCACCCGGTGCTCTTCGAAGAGTGGAGCCGCCGGATGAAGCTCATCACGGGCGCGGTTAAAGACGCGCTGACGAAAGCGGAGGTATAGCCATGCGCGGTTTCGGCGGTGGGTTTGCTTCGGGGCTGCAGGCTGGATCGCAGTCGGCGGCGCGGGCGTATCAGGCGAAGATCGACGCCGAGAATCAGGAGTTTCTGCAGAGTGAGCGTGCCCGCGAGATCGACTATCGGGGCAAGCAGCGGGAGGCCGCTGCGCCATCCGAACTTACTGAGCAAACGGGGTTGATGGTGACCCCAGCGGGAGAGGGGGCGAAGCCGTTTTACATCCCGCAGGAGGCGGTGGATAAGGGCGCGGGGGACGTCTATGCCCGGGCGGGCTACACCGTTGGCGAGGCACCGACGCGCTATCAGGAGGCGCGGGCAAAGGGCGGGGCCACCTTGGGGCAGGCGAGCTACGATATTGGCCCCGAGCCCGCGCGCGGGCTCGCTGCGGACTGGGACAAGGGCATGACCAAGCGCCAGATGCAGGTCGCCCGGGAGTACGGCAAGGCTTCCGACGCCGCCGCCTATGGTCTCCTCGATACGCAGGAGCTTCAGCGCGAGCAGCTGAAGGGCGAGATCGAGGCCCAGCCGGGGAAGCGCAAGCTGACGGAGGTGCAGACCGCCGGTGCCGAGCAGGAGGTGATCAGCAAGACTCACGCCAACGAGGTCGCCAAGCGCGAGGAGCAATGGTGGACGGCGGGCAAGTCCGAAGACTCGGCTATCGCGCACTACAACGACAACTTCAAGGACGGCTCCAAGGCGAAGGTGATCGAGAAGAACGGCATGCGCCAGATGGTTCAGGTCAAGGAAGACGGCACCACGGTGCCGCTGGGTGCGCCGTACAAGTCGTGGGCCGAAGGCGGACGCCAACAGATCCTCGGCAACATCGACTCGCTGGCGAAGGAGCAGTACAAGCTCGACATCACGCACAAGAACAAGATGGAAGAGCTTGCGGCGCAGACCAAGGCGCACCTGCAGTACGCCAGCATCATTGCGGGGAACAAGAAGCTCGTCATGAGCCCCGACCAGAAGACGCAATTCACCGCGCTGGAGACCAAGCTCTCGGATCTGATGGCGGACCCCGAGACCAATGCGAAGGAGATCGAGAAGGTTGGCCTCCAGCTGCACGTGCTCGGCAACACCGTCTCGATGGCGAACGGGCAGCCGCCCAAGGCGTTTCCGCAGCTGCGGGCACCGGGGCGCAACTGGGGGCCGAACGAAGCTAAGGCACTCATGGAAGCACGGGCGCTGTTGGAGCAATCGCCGCAGTTTCAGGCGGCGAATACGCCAGCTAAGCGGGCAGCGGCGTACACGGCTGCCGGATTGGATTTTCCCGCTGGTGCCAAGGGTGGCGGTGGCGGCGGCAACTCCATGCTGAATCTCGAAGTTGACCCGGATGCTACTAAACCTCCACCTGCCAAGGCTGGCAGAACCGGGCGTCCTGCGACGCAAGACCCGCACACGGCGCGTTCGCCGATGCTTGATTCGCCCGCGCAGGTAGAGGCTGACCGTGCGGGAGTGGCCAGTTGGCTTTCTTCCCGACCGGGAACGCCGCTCGGCGGTGATCCCAGCGATGCCCGACGGTACTTCGACCCCCGTTACGGCGTGATGGGGCGCTAGATCGTGAACGATCCCTTCGACAAATATCGGTCGCTCTTCCCGAAGGGGACGGGCGACTGGGCCATCGTCGAGAGTCTGGCGAAGACTAACAAGATAGACCCCGAGGAGATCGGTACTTATTTCGGCATCGAGGCCCCCTCGTTCTCGCGCGAGTTCAGCAACGCGATCCCGCGTGGCCTCGGCCAGACCGAGCTTTCGGTTGGCGAGATTGCCTCCGATCTGGGCTGGAAGGACAACTTCATCCAGCGTCACGCGAAGGGCGTGATCGAGCGCAACCCCTCGGCCATCAACTCGCTGGACGACGTCGCCAATTACCCCACGGCTGCGCTGGGCTTGGGCATCGGCACTGCGGTGAGCTTTGTTGGTCAGCAGGCCGCGGGTGGGCTTGCTGGGGGCGGGCTGAAGCTGGCGGGCGCGCTGCGCACCGGGGCGGCGCTGCAGGGGGCGGCGGGACAGACGGTGCTGGCTGGTCTTCCTTCCTACGCGGGCATACGGGAGGACCAGAGAAAGAGCGGAAGCGACGAGTGGTACGACCCGCTCGTTGCCGGGGCTGGCTCGGGGATCGTGGGCTGGATGGAGAACCGGTTCGGCCTGCAGAAACTGCTCAAGCTCGGTGCCACCAAAGGGGAGATAGCAGCGGCCGCGCGCGAGACCGAGCGCGACGCGGTCCGCGCGTTCGGTGCGACGCCGGTGCGCACGGCGTTGAAAGAGGCCGGAAAGACGGTGGGCGGCGAGGGGTTGGAGGAACTCGCGCAGAATCCCGTTGAGCAGTTGTCCGGCTACCGCGACCCCACCACGCGGGCGAACATAGAGGAGACCGCGTTCGGCGGCGTCGTGGGCGCGCTGGGCGGCACTATCGGCATCCCGCACGCGGCCCGGCGCGGCCTGAAGCACGCCGATGTGCGCACTGTGCTTGCGCCCTACATCGACCCCAGCAGGCCGACCGACCTCCTCGGTGCGATGGAGACCCGGGACGTCAATCAATACATGGCGGAGCAGCCGGTCGACCCGAGCTTCATGGGGCCACCTGCGCTGCCCACGGGCCAGCCGCCGATGGCGCAGCCCGGCGCGCCCGCGGCGCTGCTCAGCCCCGCTCCCACCGGCATGCCGCCTGCAGCACCGGGGCCGGGCACCGGGGGGCAAGCGGCTCTCCTCGGCGGCGGGGGCGGGCTCATGTCCCCGGCTGCCCAGAACGTGTGGACACCCCCTGCGGACCTCGCGTCGGAGCAACCCACGCCCGTCGCACCGCGGCTGTCCCCGGTGGAGCAGGCTCTCGCCGACAGCGGGATGCAGCAGGTCGAGACGGACCCGGCGCGGATGGAGTCGCGACAGATCCTCGCCGGTACCGGGATGCGGCAGGTCGAGACGCAGCCCGGCCGCAGGGCCGCGGAGCCAGCAGCCCCCGCTGCCGCCGCGGCCGACACGGACTCCATCTTCCGCAACAAGCACGAGGCGCTGATCGCAGTGGGGTCCGCCGCGGCTCAGGGGCACATCACCCCCGAGCAGCACGAGACGCTCGTGAACGGGATCACCAGCCGCACCTCGCACATCGAGATTCAACGTCGTCTCAACGCAGCAATACAGGAGAACGCTTATGGCAAAGGTCGTGGCGGTGAAGCCGTACGTACGGGGAGCCAAGGGACCGGGCAAGTTTCCGGGGCTGAAGCCGGAGTCGGGGCGGTCACCCCCGAAAAGAAACAAGCCGTTCCTGCCCAAGGTGCAGGGGTTCAAGGGGAGCAGCAGCCGGGGACGGTAGCCCCCACCGACCCCTACGAGCAGGCCATCGAGATCGTGCGCGCGGCCGGGACGGCCAAGATAGGCGACGTCCAGAAGGGGCTGAAGATCGGCTATGCCGCGGCCAAGGCGCTGGTCGACCGCATGGAGAAGGACGGCTACGTGAGCCCGGTCTCCACCAAGGGGGCGCGCGAGATCCGCAACCTGCCCCCCTCGGCTGCGGATGTGGCGGAGGAAGCCGAGACCGAAAAGAACGCGGTTAAAGACGCCACGATGAACGCAGCGGTCGCCTCGCACGTTGGGGAGACCAAGGGGAGGATCTCGCTGCCTGCGCGCATTACGCGGGCTCTGGCGCGCTTTGCGCTGGGTCGTGGTGCCAAGGTGGACATCCGCAACGAGAAGGGCCAGCGGGTGAAGCTGGAGCCCGCGCAGGCCGCGCGCATCCAGAGCATCGGGGATCTGACTCGGCGCGTGCAGGATTTGTACAAGGAGATAGCCGCCAAGGAAGGCGCGATTATCCCCGGCGTCAAGAACACCGAGTTGAAGGGGAAGAAGGGGGAGCAGCAGAGGGTCGCAGTACCCCCCGGGTTGCAGGAGAACCTCGGCCCGTCCAAGAAGGGCTTGCTCACCCGGTTGTTCAAGTCCGGCAAGACGGGCAACCCCAACGCGGGGCAGCCGGTGGTCGATGTGGTGTCTGGGGAGTTGCGCGATCTGCGGAGCGAACTGCAGGCGACCCTGTTGCAGCTGGAGTCCGAGGTTGGCGAAAAGACGGTCGACAGCATCGCTGCGCGGGCGAAGGCAATCCACCTCAAGCCTTTGACCAAGGAAGAAGAACAGGCAAAACGCGAGACCTCCGCGGATGTGAATTTCAGCGTGCCGTGGGCCATGTTCAAGGACGGTGCCTTCGGTGGCAGCCCCCGGCTGGGCGTCATTCGCGGGCGCACCACGCGCGCCTCCTTGGAAGCCCGGCGGCGCATGAAGGGCAAGGTGACCGAGGAGCCGCTCTACCGGGCCGCGGTGAAGGGCCACACTCTGTTCGGCCGGGGCGAGACCTACTACGGCATTCAAGGGATCTTGGCGCGTACGATGCAGCACGGTACCGGCATGGAGAAGCTCCTCGCTGGCGCGCTCCACCGGGTGTTCTCCAAGCAGGGCGACAAGGTGCCCAAGGTCCAGTTCGGCACGCAGGCCGAGTTGCGCGAGATCAGCGAAAAGTTGAACCCCGGCAAGGACATGACCGGGAAGACGGTGCACGGCTTCTACCACGCGGGCACCCAGACGATTTACCTCCCGCACCCGGAGACGGTCGGCGGGACCAAGGTCGGGAAGAAGCTGGTCGGCGGGAAAGAGGTCGGTGCCACGCCCGAGACGGTCATGCACGAGGCGCTGCACGCGGCGCTGCAGTGGTACATCAACACCCACCCCGATCACCAAGCGGTGGTGAAGCTCGCCCTGATCGCTGACCGGTTACTGGACGGCACCTACACTGCGAAGGACGTCGGGGGCGACTTCGCTGCCGTGCTGGCGGCCATCAAGGACACCAAGGGCGGCAAGGAAGGTGGCCAGCGGGTCCGCGGTACGAAAGTCACGACGAATCAAGTCGGTGAACTCGTCTCCTACGCGCTGACACACCGCGGCTTCGGTGACGCGCTCGCCCAGATTGCCGAGTCCGACATGGCCCCGGCGAAGAAGACGGCGCTCACCCACGAGCTTTCCGCCTTCTGGGACAGCGTCAAGAACGTGCTGCATGTCATGCTCGGGGGCAACCCGCGCGAGGGCGCGCCCTACAAGGGCTCGCTCGCCACCGAGATCGCCAATTACGCGACCGATCTCCTCTCCGAAGCCTCGGACCATGCGCCACCCACCACCGTCGCCCCTGCGCCCGCGCCCGTCGCGCCTGCTACTGCGGCTGCTCCAACTCGTCGTGTTCGTGGTGCTGCTGCTAAGCCCCCTGCTGCTCCTGTCGCTGCTGCGGCTCCTGCTGCGCCGGTAGTTTCCCGCCCGGCCGGGATCTTCGCCGCGGGCGACAAGGTGATCTACAAGAAGAAGGAGTACGAGGTCACAGGGGTGCCCCGCAGCGGCGGCGTCGTGCTGAAGGGCGAGGGCAAAAGCGGGTTGACCGTACGGGATCTGACCGAGGTGAAGCACGCCGAGCCGCCCCAGTACGCGGATGTGGAGGACACGGGCGGCCAAGACCTGACGCTCGGCATGGGCATGGAGCAGGCCGCCATGATGGCGATGTTCCAGCAGAGCATGTACGGCAACGTGGAGAAGGCTGGGCACGTGGCGGTGAAGGAGTTGTTCCAGAATGCTGCCGATGCGATGAAAGGCGCAATCGAGAAGGGCAATATCGAATCGGGCAAGATCAAGGTCGATATCGACTATCTGGACCGCACCATCACCGTCAGGGACGATGGCGTTGGCATGACCTTCGAGGTGGTGCGCGACGCCTTCTTCAAAGTGGCGGGCACGCATAAGGAGACCTCACGGCCTTCGGGTGGCTTCGGTGTGGCCAAGGTGCAGTTCATGTCGGCTGCGCAAACGCTGCATCTGGAGACGGTGCGCGACGGGGTCAAAATCGTGGTCGATACCACGGGTGCGGACATCGCGAAATCCGCGGCGGGGGGCCCATCGCTTCCCGCGGAGCAGATCAAGCGGTTCAAGACCGACGACCCCAACGGCACGACGGTCATCATCAAGCTGCCGGAGAAGCACCTGAACTCCGAGGGCAAGATGGTCAGCGTCGAGATGCCCGGCACCTACCGCCCGCCCAAGTCGATTCGCAACAGTCCGCTCTTCGAGAACATCGGAGTGGACTACGCTGGTGAGGAGGTTCCCATAGGGAAGAGCTTCCCGGCGGACGATTTCGTGCCCATCGCCACGGTGAATTTCTCGGCGTGGGGCACCGCGCGCGTCATGATCTCGCGCGAGCAGCGCCCGGGTGTGCGCGAGGCGCACGTGCTCTCCAACGGCGTGTGGCAGTTCGACGCCGATATCAAGATACCGGGCACGGATCTCTATGCCGAGAACATACCCTACGAGGTCTACATCAACCTCGAACCGACCGTGAAGGCGCAGTCGCCCGGCTACCCGCTCGCGCAGAACCGGCAGGATTTCTCTCCCGCGGCCAAGGAGGACATGGCGCGGCTCCTCAAGTTCGTCGCGCAGAAGTACGGGCACGAGACGCTGCTCGAAGACCTCGAAGGCTACGGTCACCTGAAGAGCGTGGATGCCGCGGGCACCATCACCGAAGAGCAGCGCCTGACGCCCCCGCCCACCACGCAGCAGAAGTCGCAGGGGCTCGACATACCCAAGGGGGCCAAGGTCGAGGTGCGCGACGGCAAGCTCTACGTCGCGGGCAAGGTTATCCCCGAGTTGACCAAGGCGCAGATGGTGGCGTTCAAGCCCGCCGATCTGTCGGAGTTCAAGATCGACCAGAAAAACCTCGACCCGGACAAGATCCTGATCCACGAGTCGATGCAGGTTCAAGACGATGCGGGCGAGTGGGTGTCGCCCACCGAGTACGGCACCGCGAAGTTCGGCGACCGGTTCGGCAAATACCTGCGCGATGTTGGCGGGGTGATGCAGCAGGTGCGCAGCTTCCTCGTCGATAAAATTCCCACCTTCGAAGACCTGCAGGATGTGCCCACGGGCCTCATGCTGAGCTACAGCCCGAATTCGACCACGTTCGGCATGTTCTCCTACGTGCCGTTCCAGTCGATGATGCTGAACCCGATGGCGGCGCACCCGCAGTTTGGCGACCTGTCGAACCCCTACGACGTAGCCGAGGGCATGATCTCCACGCTCGTGCACGAGGCGACGCACCTGAATGCGCCCAATCACAGCACGAACGACTTCATCCCCAAGATGCAGCAGTTGTTCGTCAAAATCGCCACCACGGACCCGCAAGCGATAACGGGCTGGACGCAGGCGCTCACCGATGTGCTCGGTGAGAACGGTGACATATTCGACCACTTCAATACGCTCCTCGAAAATCCTGACCGCGTGCGTCCCTTCGGGCGCTCGCTGAAGGGCGAGGGGCAGAGAACGGAGCGACCCAATGCCCAAGAACGAGTATCTGGCCGCGCTCGCGAAGAGCGTGCCGGACCCGCACAAGCAGCTGATCTGGTTGGGAACGAGCCTGCAGTTCGCGCGCCAGTTCAAAGCGCCGCCGAAGGATCTCGCGCTGATACAGGACGCAATCGAGGAGGCGAAAGGGCAGGTGAAAACCGTGAAGCCGGAGCCGAAGAAGACCTGACCGAGCCGCCGCTCTACGCGGAGACCACCTCGGATGGGAAGCCCATCACCGAGGCGGATCTGGAGCCCCCGGGCTCCCGCGCGTTGATGGGCATCGCGGCTGCGCTGGCGCAGCAGCCCGCGCGCCGCATGGTGCAGCCGGGCATCGTGCTGGGGCGCGCGAAGCCGGTGCCCGCGTTCATCATGAAGAGCCGGGTCGCCCGCGATGTGGAGAACGTGCTGCGCGGCAACGGGCTCCCCAACTCGGGCGGTGCCGAGGCGCTCAAGCGGGCGCTCGACATGATCGCCGCCTCCGGCCCGCAGGAAGTACGCGCGCTCGCCCGCAGGATCTCGGGGCTGCTGCCGGACTCCGGTATCATCCTGCGCATCGACGACGTCTCGACCCCGCGCAAGCATGGCGAGGTGCGCCTCTTCCGCAGGCCGCAGATGACGCTCTACACCGCCGGGGGCAGGCAGGGGCTCTCCCACGAAGTCGTGATGCACGAGGCGCTCCACGCCATCGTCGCCGCGCGCTATCGCACGCTTTCGTTGGGGGTGGTGCGCGCGGGCGACGAGATGATGGGCACGCCCGAGCCCGCGGCGGCCCGTAAGCTGGAACAGTTCGAGCAGGTGTTCATCGAGTTCCGCGACAGCCTGCCGAGCAACTGGGAGCAAGACCCAACCATCAGCAGCAGCCTCAAGGACGCCTTCCGGGCGACCGAGGACCGCGATGAGTTCTTCGCGTGGGCGCTGACCGACCCGGCACTGCAGGAGTACTTGGCTTCCATCGAGTACAAGGGCACCACGCTGTGGGATCGCTTCAAGAACTGGATCACGACCACGCTGTTGGGCCGGGTCGGGGTTGCGCCCTCGTGGCTGGACGCGGCGCTTATGGCCAACAACGAGCTACTGGGCGTGATGCGCAAGGACGCCCCGGACTTCACGCGGTTGGAGGAGTCGAACCGCATCAACGCCGCCGAGAAACGCAACGCTGGCCGCGGCGGGCAGGCCGAGGCGCTCTCCGACACCGGGACGGTGGCGCAGGAGAACGAGCCTCCGATGTACGCGACCGCCGTTTCGAACGGCGGCGCGATAAACAAGCGCGATCAGGACTATACCGCCACCGCGCCCACCAAGCCGTGGCTGGAAGACATCTTCCGCATGGCGCTGGGGCCCCTCTACAGCAAGACCAACCCGACGCTGATGAACGCCATCGACGAGATGGGCCGGGCGTTCAAGCGCGAGATCCAGACGCGCAGCCCCTACCTTGCCTCCAAGCTCGGGCTCGTCTACGCGCCGTTCAACGTCTCGCCCGCGCTGGAGCGGCTGGTCCAGACCTTCAAGAAGCAGCGCCACGGCCCCACCACGGTGGCGAACGAGTTCGGGCGCTGGCTCGCAGACGCCCCGCCCGCGAAGATCATGGAAGCGTTCGACTACATGGATGACCCGGCGCAGCCGAGCAAGCTGGAGCCCTACATCAAGCGGTGGGTCAAGGACGCCCGGGACGCGCTGGAGGACGCGCTGCAGAAGTCCTCTCCGGCGGTGCGCGCCCAGTTCGACGGGCTGCTGCCCTCCGAGCGCCTGACGCAGGCGGTGCAGGCGGACATGGTGCTCTCGACCGGCTTCGGCATACAGGGCGAGAAGGTGATCGCCGCCAAACCGCTGTCGGTGGTGCAGGCCATCATCGAGACCAGCATGACGCGGCGCACCGGCAAGTACTACCCGGTGTGGAAAACCGGCGTCAACGGCAAGCCGGAATTGCAGAAGATGATCCACGAGGACAACCTGTCGGCGTCCTCGGAGTCACCGGATCTCACCACTCCGTACATCGACATTGGACCCGACCAGAAGGGCACCAAGGCGGCAGGCGAGCCGATGAAGCGCATGCGCCCGATCACCACCGTGAAGGCGCTCCTCGCCGGAGCGAAGCCGGGAGACGAGGCGTCCGAGCGCAAGGCGGCGGAAGCCATTGCCCACTCCTACGTGAATACCGTTTCCCTCATGGCCAACTCGGTCGCCGCGCGCCAACTCACCAAGGACATGGCCGAGAAAGGCAAGGCGCTGGGCGTGGTGTTCGACGACGACGCGGCGCTCCTGAAGCACCTGAACGAGCGCCTGCACGCGCGCGGGCTGCCGCGCAACAAGCTGGAGGTGAACGTCATACAGGCGAGCACGCAGGAAGCGAAGAGTGCGCGCATGACCGCTGCCATGCGCATGCCGGGCAACTGGGTGCAGGTGCCGCTGTCGCGGGCCTACGGCGACCTCGCCGGAAAAATCGTCGAGGGGCCGCTCTGGTCGCGCATCCACGACGCGATGGCCGCCGAGCCGATGCTGAACTGGCAGTTCTACAACAACGCCGTCACCGCGTTCAAGAAATCGAAGACGGTGTACAACCCGGCGACCATCGCGACGAACATCATGTCGAATTTCACGCTGGCGTTCATGAACAACATTTCGTACAACGCCGTGACGCGCGGGCTGCTGCTCTACGGGCGCTACAAGATAGCGCCGGGGTCGCTCTCCCCGGATGAACTGGATGTCATGTCGGAGTTCCACAAGTCCGGTGCCACCCTCGGGGACTTCTCCGTCACCGAGATCAAGAAGATGATGTACGACGCGATGGCCGAGCAGACCGAGATGGGCGGAAGCGGCGTTGGCTTCCTCAACGATCTGGCGAAGTTTACGCGCTATCAGAACAGCATCACCCAGAAGGCGGTCCAGTACGCCAAGCGCAAGGGGAAGAGCATCGACGAGGTGATGAGCGAGATTTACGCCACGACCGACAACATGTTTCGCCTCGCGGCGTTCATCTCCAAGATGGGCGAACTGCAGCGCACCGAGCCGGGGTGGACGCACGAGCAGCGCGTCGACGAGGCGGGCACCTACGCCAAGAAGGCGTTCCTCGACTACGACATCGACTCACGCGCGGTGAAGGCGCTGCGCCAGACCATTTTCCCGTTCCTGTCGTGGCCCTACGCCTTCGCGGGCGTCATGGGCAGCATCGCCAAGAACCAGCCGTGGAAGTTGGCCACTCTTGCCGCAGCCTACACGCTGGTCAGCACTGCCCTGTCGGCTGCCATGGGCGGAGACGACGATGAGGACCGCAAGCGCCGCGCGCGGGAGAAGAAGGATTCCACCACGTGGTTCGGTGCCTACAAGGAGACCTACCTCGGGAAGTGGGGCGGCAAGCACCTCTATTTCGACACGGCGCGCTGGTTCAGCCCGACGCCGATTGAATTCAAGGAGCAGCCCAACGGCTTCATGGGCTGGCACTCGTGGCCCTCGGCGCTGACGCCGGGCAACCCCGCAGTCAGCATGATGCTGACCGGCTTCGGCTACGACCCCTACACCGGCAAGCCGCTCGACAAGGACACCGACGCGGCGTTCACCAAGCTCACCAACCGCGTCAGCAAGGCCGTCGGCACGATGACCCCAACGTGGGCGGGCGAGCGCCTGATGGGGCCGAAGCCCGGCCTGCTGGGTCACGAGCCGAGCACTGCCGCGCACTACACCCGCCTCCTCGCCGCGCCCGTCACCGCCATCGACGAGCAGGAATCGCGCAAGGGCACCGAGTTGGAAATAGAACGCACGAAGCGCGCGTTCGACACCGAAATCTCCAACGCGCGCCGTGACTCGCGCTTGGGCAAGCGGCCCTACGCCGAAGCCGCTGAAACCATGCAGGCGCTGCGTCAGCGCAAAGCGGAGCGGATCAAGGAGTTGCGGGAGCGGCTCTGATGTACCAGCGAAACTACGCGAAGGAAGCCGCCTACGAGTCGAGCCCCGAGCAGATTCGTAACCGGGTCGCCCGCAACCGCGCGCGGCGGCAGCTGATGAAGGAGGGTCTCGTACACAAGGGTGATGACATGGACGTCGATCACCGGGTGCCGCTCGTCAAGGGCGGGGGCACCGGGCGCGGTAACCTGCGGGTGCGCACCGCGTCGGCCAACCGCAGTTTCCGCCGCACCCGCGGCGCACACATGGCGTAGGAGGAGACATGCCAGCAATACTGGACCGGCTCGTGAATCAGCTGAAGGCTCGCGGCGTGAAGGAGCCCTATCCGGCAGCGGTGGCCCGGCTGCAGAAGTACGGCATCCTGAAGGAAGGCAGCGATTCGGAACTGACCCCGAAGGGGGCCGAGCGCAACGCCATGAGCCCGGCGGAGCGCGCCACCGACCGTGCCGCGAAGTACACGGGCGGCAAGCGCCCCAAGAGCGACTACAACTACAATCCAACCACCAACATCGCGACGGTGAGGCGCCGCCGCTAGCTTATTTTCGCGAAAATAAGGGCCGCGTCACTCGCCTTCCATGCGCTCCTCGGCGGTGTCGCCGGGGTAGGCACCGTTCAGCGGCTGGTTGGCGTCGTGGCAGTCGTGCGCGGTCAGGAAGCTCTTCGTCGGGTCGGCGCAGATGTGCCCACCGGTGACCGGGATCGGCCTTTCGCAGAACGGGCAATTCACGCTGGTCTTGGTCGTCATGGCTGTCTCCTTGCGGGTTGAGGTCAGGGTTTGCCGCGCTGCGTGAGCGCAACGACGGTGTTGGTGTTCAGGGCGGGCTTGCTGGCGAGCGGCGCGAGGCCGGTGTGGGTGAGGTCGAGGACGATGCAGATCGGCCGCCCGGGAACGGTGCGGTATGTCCCGGCGTAGAGCGGCACCCGTTCCTCCTTTCTCAGCACACCCGCGTCGCGCAGGCGGTCGATGAGGCCGTTGTAGTCTTCCCCTACCTTTTTCGTCCAGCCCCGCAGCTGGGCCGCGCTGATCTTCAGCGTGCTGCCGCCCAGTATCGGTGTCGCGGGGCTGCTCCTGATGTCCATGCGGATGCAGGCGTTGTCCGGGGCATCTGCCGCTCCGAGCGGTCTCGGTGCGGCGGGGTTCGACCAATCCTCGCGCACTACGACCATGAACTTGTTGAATTCCGAGACAAACTGGCTGATGGTGTCGATGCAGTCCTGCCGACTGCTCACCCGGCCTGCACGCATGCCCGCGACTTGATCGAGGACGGTTTGGACGCAGTCCTCGATGTTGAAGCGGAAGAGGTCGAGGTCGCGACCAATGCAGCCTATACCGTAGGCTGCGATGATGCCCGCTCGGTAGAACCGCTCGTCGCCCTCGAAAACGAAGCTCGGGAACGCCTGCTCGAACTCTGCCGTGGCGGCGTCGTACACCTCGCGCAGCGTCCCGCGGCGCATGATTTCGGTTGCGATCTCCGGCACCGCGAAACCGTGGTTGTCTTCCAGCACCCGCTGCAGCGTGGGCATGTCCTGCTGCGACACCCACGCCTTGCTGTCCATCCGCAGTTCCAGCGTGCGGGCTTTCTCGGCTTCGTTTTTAACGTGCTTGTTGTCGTAGAGGTTGAGCAGTGACCGGTTGGTGGAGACGCGCAGGGGAGCATGCCACTCGGCAATCTCCCGCTGCCCGATGGTCGCGTTCAGCCTGCGCTTTTCCTTGCCGGTTTGCGCTTGGAACGCGAGCGCCGCGCCGCGCTCTGCGTCCATGGCGGTGATCTCGTCGATGGCGACCGACAGGCTCCCCATGGAGCCCATGATGCCGTACACGGCGTTCTCGGTGTCGCGTGAGCCCAGCATCGTGTCGGTCGGGTGGCCGAAGAGCGTGTTGCCGAGCCGTAGCGAAAACGTCTTGCCGGTGCCGGTCTCTTCCGAGAACAGGGAGTACACGTAGCAGGGGATTCCCGAGCCTGACAGCAGGAGCCCGGAGCCTGCCACCAGCATGGAAAAGGCGATGAGATCGGCCTCGGCGCAGGCGAGCTTGCTGGTCATGTCGACCCACGCTGCCCGGTCTCCGCGCGTGCACACATCCGCGGCGAGCTTCTCCAGTTCGTTGTTCAATCGCCACGACTGGCCAGCGCCGCCGATCATGTTCTTGCCGCACACGAAGCCGCCGTCGGCCTGCCAGCCGAAGGAGGCTACGTCTGCACCCGAGGCTTGGTGCTTCTGGATATAGTTGAGGAAATCGGTCATGTACTTTCTCAGGCGAGGAACCTGCTGCATGTCCATGGTTATCTGCTTGTTCTGCAGGTACTTCGGCAACTCGGCCATGCCCAGCGCGTCGGCGGGCATGAAAAATTCCTTCCAGCCTTCCTGCGGGTACTCGATGGCACCGTGTATCGTACTCTTCTCCATGCGCGCGTCGGCAAACCAGCCGAAGACGACGAGCCGCTGGTCGCACACTGCGTGGCTGTCCATGACCAGCACCTTCTGATTCTTCCCCGCGGCGTCCTTCACCACCTTCTCGACTTCGAACTCCCTGAAGATCCTGCTGTTGCGGGCGAAGTACCCCGGCGGCAGCCCGAGCGCCGGACGCGTGGTGACGAAGGCTGCCGCGCCCGTGGTTGCGTTGGCGGGCGTGGTCGTGGTGACAGTAATCTGCGTGTACTTATTGAGAGCCGCCGGAGACGCGATCAAGCCCTTGGACGGGCAGGCAACGCAGCCTGCGGGGCAGTGCTGTTCGAAGGTGCTGCACTTGGTGACGCCGCCTTCCCAGCGGTTCATCTTGTCGAGGTTAGCGGGCAGATCGAATTCGGGATGCTGTCCACATAAACGAACGACCGCGTCCGCGGGATCGGCTGTGTACTTGGCTACGCCGAGACTCGCGCGCCACATCGGCTCCCGCACATCGGCACCCGCGGCGTCGGTGGCCCCGCCCGAGGCGAGCAGGGCTTCGACCTGATGGCAGCCGCGCGCGACGAGATCGAGATCGAGCGGGTCGAACCCGCCAGAGAGGATGTTCGCCGCCAGCGAGGACTGGGGCTTGCGCGGCGCGGCGGCAGCGGGCGCGCTTATTTTCGCGAAAATAACCTTCCCGCCCCACTGTGCCAGCTTACTTTCCAAGAGCAGGTTGGGGTAGTCGGGGCAATCCACGAGCACGGTGACCTGCTTCCACGGCTGCTGCTTCTTGTGCCACGTGCCCACTGGGCGCAGCACCATGGAGGAGTCGTGGATCTTCGATTCGTCGATCAACACACCGCCATCGCGCAGCGCCAAGCGCAGCGCGGTGGACACCTTCGTCCAGCGCGCGGCTGTCATGGCGCTCTCCAGCGGCCAGTACACGTGGAGCCCGTTGCCGGAATTCACCAGCAGGGGCTCGGGGAAATCGAAGGTGGCGAGCGCCGTATACAGCGCGGCCGCGCCTTCCTTCTGCGTCGCGTAGGGCTTGCCGGGGCCGCAGTCGAGGTCGAACGCCAGCGCCTTGAACCACGCGGCAGTGGCCTGCCTGCGGCGAATCTTCTTGCCTTCGACGTTGTTCTCGTGCGTGCCGACGCCGAAATAAACCGTGAGTTCGGGGTCGTTGTCGAGGGCCAACGCCCGCAACGCGCCCGTGGCAGCATCGTAGTTTCCGTCGTTCCAAAACTGCTTGTCCCCAGTGGGCAGTGCCCGCAGCGCCGCAATCACGAGGTGCCCGGCGGGGGCGACCACGCGCCTGAAAAATTCTTCCGTGTCCACTCGTCACCTCTTTGAACAGATGGGGGAAAAGCGACAGCGCGGCAGTGGGGGACAAATCCACTGCCGCGCGTTCTGCATGGGTGATCAGCCCATGGTCGCACAGAACCCGGGGAGAGTACTAGCCGAAAATACTGTCCAGCTTTTTAGCGAGTTCACTCGACGCAACCGGCACCACGGGGGCCGCCGCTGTTGCGGGAGTCGCCACAGTTGTGGCCACCGGCGCAACAGCGACGGGAGCCGGGGTGCCCGCGAACAAGTCCGACGTAGCCGCTGCAGCCGCGTCCATGGCCTGCGTGGCAGCCACCGCGGCGACCGGAGCCGGACGCACTGCCGGAGCACGCCGCGGTGCGCGCGGGGTCACGGGAGCCGAGGCCGGGACGGGAGCCTCTGCTGCAGCCTGCGTGACCGGAACCACCACAGGGGCAGGAGTGGCCACCGGAGCAGCCACGGGGGCCGTGGCGGCCACCGGAGCGGCGGCTTGGGGCTGAGCAGGGGCCGCGAGCGCGGGCTGCGCAGCGGGCGCGGCGAGCTTCGCCATCTCGGTCGTGAGACCAGAGCGCGTCACCACCTGCACATCCGTGGAGGCGAGCATCTGCTCGACAGCCGGGATCGCCTTCTCCGGCACGAACCCCTTGTGGGCGAACGTGATTTTCGGATACGACGCTTGATCGTCGAAGCCCAGTTCCGTGATGGCCTCTTCCGGGTTGACCCCGTAGTTGTTCAATTCCTTCACGTACTCCCTGAGCGCCTTCATGCCGGACACGGGCACGGTGAGCCCGTAGACCTTGCCCGGGTCCGCGGCGGGGATCACGGCGAGGTGCCGCTGGTCCGCGCACAGCTTCGACTTCGCACCGGACGGCAGGATCTTGCTGCCGAGCACGTTGTTGGGGCAGGTGGAGCAGTCCGGGTTGACCGGCGTCTGCACGATGGGATCGGGCTTGATGCCATCGTTGGAGAAGCAATCCGGGCGCACGTTGTCCGCGGTCGGGTCGTACTGCTTGGAGTAGTAAATCTTGGAGGTGCGCGGGTTGCTGCCGACGACGATGACATCGAGCGACACACCCACCGGGGTCTCAACGCCATCCTCGACCAAGCGATAGCGCCCGGCGCGGATGCTGATGCGCGGGTAGTTGAAGAGCCCCGAGTCACCGAGGATGGAGGAGGCGACCGAGGACTTGGTATCGGCAGCTTGGCGCGCCGCCACGCGCGCGGCGATGTGGGCGGGTAGGTTCTGGATAGGCATGGTTATTCCTTTGTCGTAGAACGAAGATTGAAAACGCTGATGGCCGCGTAGTCGATTCCCGGCGGCGGCGCACCGTGGGCTTCCACGAAGCTCTTCACTGCCAGCCGCGACGGGCGCGTCTCCAGCAGGTCGAAGGCTTGGTTGGCGATGACGTAATCCTTGAACAGCGTCGGGTTGCCCGCCTTGGCGCTGTAGTGTGTCGACCAGTACGCGGTGCCGTGCGCGGTGTTGACGGTCTTGAGACCTTCCTCCTGCGCCTTCGCTGCGAACCAGTTTTCGATGTCGAGCATGACCGACTTCAAGGCCGCTGTTTTGACCTTGGCTTCCTTCTCGATCCGCTCGACCTCTTGACGCAATTCGAGGTACTTCGCGGATGCAGTGTCGTAGTTCAGCATTTCCACTCTCCATTCAATAAGGCCCGAAGGCCACGGTGCGGGATGCTACAGATCGTCCTTGTTGACCCCGCGTACTAGTTCAAGAAAGTCTGCGAGCACCTGCTTCTTGTGCTGCAGACGCCGGTAAAGCTCTTTCTCAAGGGGCGTCGCGTAGAGGTGAACTATAGTGGTCTTCCCCTCTGTTGTCAAGCGACTGATCCTTGCATTCGCCTGCTCGTACATCTCCAACGAAAAAATCGGCGCGAACCAGATTACATGTTTCGACCGAGTGAGGTCTACCCCATGCGCGGCCACCTTCGGGTGCGGTACCAATATGTTCAGGGCATCATCGTTCTGGAAGCGGTGGAAGATAGCGGCCCGGTCCTTGGGGCTCGTGTCGCCGTGAATCGCCACCGCTTCGTAGAGGCTGCCCTTGAGCGCCTTGGTGAGCCACTCCTGCACGCCACGCAGCGGCACGAAGATGATGGCCTTCTCGCTCGGGCCCACGCCCTGCCGCACGCCGATCTCGTCCAGCAACTCCAGCAGCGCGTCGTAGCGCAGCGAGGCGTCGATGCCGATCTCGCCGCCGTGATTGTCGTAGACCACGCCGCAGGCGATCTGAAGTAGTTTACCCAGCGTGACGGCCGCGTTAGCGGCGACCACGTTGCCCTTGGCGAAGACCGCTACGGCCGTGCGCTCCATGTCCTTGTAAGCCCGTTGCTGCGGCGGGGTCAGTTCCGTTTCACGCGGAACGTAGTTGGTGACAGGCAGGTCGATGCACTCGTCCAGCGAGTAGCGGATCGACGGCTGCAGCACCCGCTTGCACGTTTCCAACGCATCGCTGCGCGGTACCCATTTGTACATCGAGATTCGGTTCATCACCGCGTCGCGGAACGCCGTGAAGCTGCGCGGCACAGACGGCGACTGCACGAGCCGCGCCAAGGTCCACGCATCAATCGGGGACTGCGAGATCGGCGTGCCGGTCAGCATCCACAGCCACGGGTTCCAGTCCATCATCCACTTCTGGAAGATGCGAAACCGCTGCGACGAGGGGGTCTTCAGCGCCGTCGCCTCGTCGTAGATCACGAGGTCGACGTCCGTCAGCTGCGATTGGAACGCGGTGAACCCGTCGTGGTTGATGATGTAGAAGTCCGCCGGTATCGCGAACAGGCGCTCCTTGCGCTCCTTCGAACCGGTCAGGATCTGAAAGCTGCAGTGGGGCAGGTGGAACTTCAACTCCTTGCCCCACACCGATTGCACCGTCGACAACGGGGCCACGATCAGCACCTTCTTGATGACGCCCTCCTGCTTCAGAAAGTCCGCTCCCCACAGGGCGGAGAGCGTCTTGCCGGTGCCGGGGCTATTCAGGCACAGCGCGCGGCGGTACGAATTCAGGAACGCCGCGGTGTGCTTCTGATGCGTCATCGGCACCAGCCCGCGGCTCGGCCAGTTGTAGTACGAGAGTATCGGGGCCGGGATGTTGGCGAGCCCCATGTTACGCAGCACCATGGCCTCCTCGACGCCGTGGTGCACGGCCACGTGCTCCGCACCCCGGTGCATGAACGCGCGGGCGTGCGGGATCACCCGCACCACCTCGCTCGGGGTGTTCGGCGCGAAGACCAGTTTCTTGTGACTAGCGACAACTTCCATTTTCCACTCCCTCATTGAGTATCCGGGCCGCCCACTCTGGGACTTCCGGCACCGGTTGTTCCCCCTGCTCCAGCGCCGCCATGGCGGCGGCGCGGATCAGCCAATCTTCGAAGACGATCCACGTAGCGGGGTCTTCGTTCACCAGAAAAACGGCGGCTCCCGCCGCCTCCATGCGCATCGCGGTGTGCTGCTGCCGCGGCGTGAAAATCTCGTGTCCCGCCTTGGTTTCCACGGCGAAGAACCAGCCGCCGATGCAGCCGATGAAGTCGAGCGAGGGCTCCCCCATGCCGTTTTGCACCGGCATGAAGAGGTAGACCGGCACCGGGCACGCCGCCAGCCGGGCGCGCACGTGCGCCTTCACCCTGCCCTCGGGGGTGACTCGGCTCACTGCTTCGACTCCTGTTCCCCGCCCATCCCGTGCTTCAGCTTGAACTGGCGGATGAACTCGTCCAACTCCGACTGGATCATCGCCATCCGTCGCATGTCTTCCTCGGAGGGTTCCTTGCCCGGTTCCATCGCGTTCATGACGCTCGCCATCAGGTGGTGCGCGCCAGCGAAAAAGGCTTCCCGCATCGCGTCCAGCTGCACCTGTGGCGCATTCTGCGGCACGGCGACGAGACGCAAGCCCACCCACCCCGCCTCGATCAGCTGGCCGCTGTCGATCAGCTTCTTCGTGAGTTCCGTGGCGATCTCTCTCACCACTTCGTATTCGGTGCTCATGCTCACCTCTTTGCACTCGGGCAGATGTGTCGGGCCGCGCACCAGCGGCACAGCGCGCTCGGCCGCGGCTTGAACACGCCGAGATCCACCGCGTCCTGCACCTTCTGGAACCGGGCCGTCAGCCCCTCCCACAGCCGCCACGCATCGCGCCTGTGGAAAACCGAGTCCGTTATATGGTCATGACCCAGCCACACGAATGCAGCGCGCACCTCGTGGATCTGTGGATAAAGTGTGAATACCAGCGCCGCGAACAGCTGCAGCTGCGTCGGGTTGTCCCTGATCTTGCCGGTCTTCCAGTCGAACACCCACGCCCGCGGGGGCTTCAACACGAGGACGTCCAAGATGCCGCGCAGCCACACATCCGCTGCCATCCACTCGCAGGGCTTGAACTCCCGCGTAATCGCCACCTGCAGTTCGAAGAGCTTCTCGCCGGGCTGAGCGGTGATGCGCCGGATCAACTCTAGGTAGGGTTGCACCTCGACCGGGTGGTCGGTGTCGGGCACCACGGGCCCGTAGCCGTCCTCGCCCATCGCCGTGCGGCCTGCGATCTCCAGTCCTTCATGCACCCGGCTGCCGTAGAGGGTGAACTCGTTGTCGGTGTCCTTCACGCTGCGCGTCACGTAGAGGTAGTCGTACTTGGCGTTGCACTGTTCGAACGTCGACAGGCGGCTGTACGAGTGGGAAATTGTGGGAGAGAAGCTCATTTGGACCTCTTGTGGCTGCGTGCTTCCGCATCCGACCGCTCCATGGCAACCTTGGCTAGCTCGCCGTGTACCCACCCCTGCACGTACTCCAGCACCTGCATCCGGCCCTCGTAGTCCTCGGCGTTGCGCGTGATCAGGTCGCTTAGCAGGGACATGACGCCGCTGAAAGCCACGACCGACTTCTGCGCTCGCTCGTTCAGGAACGAGTCGCTCTTGATGCGCGTGAAGAAGATGCGCGGCAAGAGCACGCTCAGCTGCGCGCGGTCGTCGTCGTAGTCCGAGAAGGTGAGCTTGACCGGCTTCGCCAAGTCCTGTTCAACTTCAACTTCGATGCGCCGCCCGTCCATCTCGGTCGATATTTTCCTACCCACTAGCATTCTCCGTACGATTGACCGACCCCGACCTCGCAGGCGAGCGGGATCAGGTTGCCGCACCACGGCGGGGGCATGCTGAAGCACTCGGTGGCGTAGGCCACGGCCTCTTCCACATCCTCGTCGGCCGCGATGAACACCGCCTCGTCGTGCATCGACAGGGCGACCGGGTACTGCTCATTCAATCGCACCGTCTGCCACATTACAATTTGACGGGCGATGTGCTGGCAGGCGTTCTCGACGACCTTCCCCCCGTACAACTTGATCTCCTCGTGGTCGTTCATGGTGTAGATCCACCCGTCCTGATTGCGCCGCAAGTCCTTGTAGACCACGCCCGGGGAGCCCAGCACGCCGAAGCCGCTGTGCCCGGTGATGCACCAGCTGTTGACGTCCACGGGCAGGAAGTTCTCACCCTTGTTGTTGAAAATCTCGGCCAGCACCGCGGTCTCGCAGTAGTTCCACCAGCCCACCACGCGGTTCATCAGGGTCCGGTATAGCTCAACGACCCGGCGCGCGTCTTCGTCCAGCAGCACCTCGCCCGTCTCAATACGCACCATCTCCTTGTACTTCACCCAGCCCGCCCCGTACTGCAGGGAGAGCTTGCCGATCTTGCCGATGCGCCGCTCGCGCTCGTCGGCGGGGGTGATGGTGCGGCCGAAAACCCGGGATGCGAAGTCGCAGTACAGGTCTTCGCCGTTGCGCAGCTTCTCCACTTCGTCCACCTGCCCCGAACCCACCATGGCCACCCGAAGCTCGATGTTGGACGAGTCGACCGAGATGACCTTGTACCCCTCGGGTGCCTTGATCGCGCGCCGCAGGCCCGCGCTGGGGCCGCGCACGGGTATGTTCTGCCAGTTGATCTGGTTCCCGCCGGAGTAGCGCCCGGTCGTCTTCGCCCCCCAGTGATTGAGGTACACCGGCAGCGCGCCGCGCGTCGCCGTCTTCAGCATCCGCGCGCAGCGGGTCTCAGCGATGGTGGACTTGATGCCCAGCCGCGCCGCTACAAGGGCTTGCACCTCGGGGTTGTCATGCTCCAGTAGCTCGGTGAACGCCTTATCGGTCTTGGCGAAGGCCCACGTGGACTTGCCGGTGGTCTTGCTGATCTTCGACGGCGGCTGCGCGCCCCGCGTCAGTAGCTCGGCAGCGAGCTTGACGTTGGACATGAGGATCGAGGAGTCCACCGCCACCTTGGCGAGCAGGTCGAGCTTGCGCGCAACCTCTTCGACCAGCAGGGTGCGCATCAGCGGCACATCGCCCACCAGCTGCGGCTCGGTGAACATGCGCACCGTCATGTCGATGAGTTGAAGCTCAATCGTTGGGGTGCGCCGGATGCATTCGACCGCCAGTGCGTAGGTGTTCTCTGTATCTACGCGGCAGTACTCCCCGAGGCGGCTTATTTCCGCGGGAATAAAATCCGCGAGCCGCTTCCCCTTCGTAGCCTCCAGCACGCCCAGCTGCTTGGGCGGCAGGCCCAGTTCCTTCGACATCGCCGCGAGCCCGTGGGATTTCTTCCACGGCCAAAGCATGCGGCTCATGGCCAAGGTATCCATCCACAGCTTGGGGCGCACGCCGTATCGCTGCGTCAGGACGAACCCGTCGAAGAGGGTGTTGTGGCACACCACGGCCACCTCGTGCCACGGCACGGCCGCGAACACCGATTTGGCGACGAAGTCATCCTCGCTGTTGGTGAACCACTCGCAGTGGCCGTCGTCCAGTTTCAGGCTGAAGCCCAGCAGCTGGAAGCGCGGATCGAGCACGTACTCGTCCGTCTGCATCTTGGAGAGCGAGTAGTCGTTGCTGTACGTAGTTTCGGCGTCGAAGGTCAGGATCTTCATTTCAATAAGCCTTTCGGCAAGGGTGGAGCCGCAGCCCCCACAGTGCTACCTGCGGGGGCCGTTGTCAACGTGCTAGGCGCGCAAAGATATTCTGCGCCGTGCGCGCCTGCGCGAGCGCGTCGGACAGGGCATCGTGTGCCAACTCAGGCCGCACGCGGTCGGCCTCGGTCCCGAACTGCGCGGTGAGGGTGCGATAGCACCGGCCCGCGTTGTACTTCCACGGTCGCTCCATCTTGCACGCCTCGTATGCCTGCTGCAGCAGGGCGAGGTCGAAGTCGGCCCCGTTGCCCCAGACCCGGATCTCGTCGTGCTCGGCAATGCAGCCGAGGTACATGCGGAACTCGTCCAGCACGACCACGAGGGGCTTCGCGCTCTTCAGCCGGGAGACGAGCGACACCCGGGCTTCCTCCGACTGCTGGAACCACCAGAGCACCGTGCTGCCGTCGATGTGCAGGCCGCGTTCAACGGAGGACTGCAGGTCGATAGCGCCGTGGAATTCAAGGCCCAGCATGCCCACGGCATGCGGGTCGAACGCCACCGCACCGATGCTGATGATCACGCTGTCTGAGCGCGTGCCCAGCGTCTCCAAGTCGATCATGACGTCGCGCACAGGGGCTCCTAGAAGAAGGTCGGCTTGGCCACGGCGCGCGTGAGGGCCATGAGCCCCTGCTGCAACTCGGTCGCCCCGATGCTGACCCACCGCTGGTCGAGGTCCGGGTTGGCGCGCATGCTATCCACGAGCACGCCCATCTTGGCACCCAGCGCCTTCACCTCGTTCATGAGGGAGATTTCGTTGGGGTTCAGTTCACGATAGCCCAGTATCTGCCGGTGCTGATTTTCCATGGTGTACTCCGTCCATTTGTGGTCCTTCGATACCAGCGCGCCGAAGTGCCGAATTCGCACGCGCCCCTTCAATGCTTTTCCAGCCTATCGTTGAACACGGTGTCGGGGCCGACCAAGTCGATCAGATCCTCGCGCATCGCCTCCTCGGTGACGCCGTAGAAGATGATGACGTTGCCCGTGAGACCCAGTTCGACCATGTTGATCTTGATGGGCTTCCCCTGCTTCAACCGTATCACGTTCTCCTCGGACAGGCCGAAGAACACGTAGTCTGCCGCGCGTGCCTTCAGCATGTCAGTGCTGAATCCGGTTGACCGGGATCACCAGCGAGGACGAGGGCACCTCCTCGCCGCGGGAGACGAGGATCGCGTTCGTCATTTGCTTGATGGCAAGGTCGACCAGTTCCCGCTGCACCATCTCGTTCTTGCTCATCTCGCCCACGGCCGCAATCACCCGGCCCAGCGACTCGCCCAGCGCGAGGACGATCTCCCCGGGGTGCGCGCCGCTGCCGTGGAAGTGCTTGAGGATCTGCGTCACCATCCGGTTCACCTTCGCCTTGTCGACGTCTATCGTTGCCATTAGCTCTCCTTGATCTTCCTCACCGCGTACTGCGCAGCTTCGATTGTGGCGCGCTCCTGCTTGCTGAGCGACCCCAGCGCATCGCGGCTCGGTGCGCGCAGGGTCAGCTGGGCATCGAAGACGGCGATGCCCTCGCACTCGATGCACACCGTGTAGTCGCCCTGACTGGGTTGGTGGTCGCCGTCCACGCTGGTGCAGGCGTCCATCACGTAGCCGCAGTGCGGACACGAGCAGGGGGGTAGACGGCTCGTCTGCATCCCGTTACTCCCACCACGTTGTCAGGTTCGGCTTCACCGCTGCAGCCCGCAGCTTGGGATCGGCCATCATCTCACTATCCATCCACGTTGCGGCGACCACCATGTCGCCCTCCCGGCGGAAGATCAGGGCTCCGCCGTTGCCCGCCACCGTGAGTTGCATCCCCGTGGTGTCTTCCGGGCCGGTGGAAATGCTCGCCGCGGCTCCTGTCAATACGTAGGGCTTGATACGCTCGCAGCAGGCCGCCAGATCGGACTCGCCCACCGTGCGCTGCATCATCCGCGCCAGCGCATGGTGGCTCACCACCACGGGCGTGTCGTGCTGGCGCACCCGGCCCTTCACCCACGAGAGCAGGAAGAGCACCATCGCCCCGCTGCTGACCGGCTGCAGGATGAAGAGGTGCCCGCACGCCCGCGAGCCCTTCTCCCGCACGATCACCTCGTGGATCACCCGGTCCCTGAAGATCCCGCGCAGCACGCGGAACGCACCCTTCATGGTGCGCTTGTTGAAGTGGGTCTCGGCTTTGTCCTGCAGCTGCACCATGTCGCGCGCCAGCTGCCCCGCCGCGACGCTCTTGGCGAGCGCGTGAGCGAGCGTGGCGTCGTTGCGCCCGATGTGGATACTCATGACAGGGCCACCACCAGCATGTCGCGCAGCAGCCGGGCGTTCTTCGTCGTCATGCGAAGCCGTAGCTCGCGGTTGCCCTGTTCACGGATCACGATATCCAACGAGCGCGTCCACAGCCCGGCCACGGCTCCGCGCGCAGGCACATCGCCCACCTCCTTGATACCACGCACAGTCATCCAGTCGGTTGATCGCTTAGCCATCGCTCGCCTCCGTGGCGACCAGCGCCTCGGCCAGCAGCACCGTGAACGTCTCCCCGCGCTGCGCGCAGTCCGCGGTGTGGCAGGTGATTCGCTGCGACTTCGTGGTAGCACGCAGCGACTCGGGCTTGGGCCGGTCCATCAGCATCTGGATGCCGCACTCGCCGCACACGTAGGTGGACATCATCAAGGGTGGCTTCATTACTTTCTCCTGTTGCGTGGCTTGGGCCACGGTTTGAACTGTGGTTCGTTGACCGGCAGGGTCTCGTTGCGGCGCTTGTATTTCGCCACGAACAAGCGCCCGGCCCAGTTCAGCTTCCCATACGTAATCGCCACCGTCCTGCCGAGGTGGTGGTTGCCCGGTTTGCGCGTGTAGCTCGCCGTCACGCGGTATTTCGGGCTCAGATAAACGGTGACCGAGCACGCGTCGCGGTTGTTCAGCAGCGCGTAAAGGGCGTCCGTCATCCCTTGGAATGGTGCACTCATAGCGGTAGACCCCTGATCTCTAAGTGGAACACCACTTTACCACAACCCACCCCATCCTGACAAACCTCGGTAGCTCAAACGCCCCGCCACCTGCCCGGGGTCCACGTAGGCTGTAGTTTCGCTGAACGCCGTGCGCCTGCATGCCTCGTTCGGGCACCGGTACTGCGGCGTGCCCGCTTTCGTTGAGCCGTCTCTCCAGCCGAGCGAACGGCAGGCGGGGCACCGCTTGCCATGCGAGGTGTCACGCGCCGGGTTCTGCATGCTTTTCCCCGTACCTGCCCAGCAGCGCCCGCGCCTTCAGCGTGTCGATCCAGTCGAGCGCCTCGTTCAGCGCCGTCGTCTTGCTGCCGCGCAGCGCCCGCAGCCCTTGGATGTAGATCGGCTCCTCGCTTATTTTCGCGGGAATAGCGGGCGGGATGATCGGTGTCATCGCGTAGCCCCTAGTGTGGCTTGTAGTTCTTGCAGTCTTCGATGCAGCGCGCGACCACCTCACGCAGCAGCTGGCCGAACATGTGCTCCACCAGCGAGGCGGTCGCCTCGTCGACGCCCTCCATGCTCACCTTCAGCTGCGCGTCGTCGCCCTCCCGCGCCACCTGCTCGATTGAGACCAGTATCTTCAGCACGCCCCCTCCCTCTTTTCGAACACCGTTATGACCCGGAATCTGTGATTAGTTGATTTCACCATGCCAATCACGGCCCGGATGTCGAAGTCATCTTTTCGATACATGGGGAGCACTTGGTCCAGCCACACCACGAATGCCCCGGCATGCATCCGCGCGCCCAAGGTGCGCATCACCTTGTTGCGCTTCACCATGGTGGTGGCATAGTGGTCGGCATCCTCGATGCTGTAGGGCGGGTCGCACAGGATCAGGTCGTAGTTCGCCACCGGCACCCACGAGAGCGACTGTGCATCGTCCACGTAGGTCGGCGCGAACACCGAGTTGATGTCCACCGTATCGCCCGGGATCACGCTCTGCTCAACCTTGCCGCTGAAGAGGTGCAGCACCTTCCCCGCGGCGGCGTCGGGGAACAAGGCTTTGATGCGGCGCAGATAGCCGTGAGGGTACCCCCCGTAGTAGCCGTTCACCACGCGATAATCGTTGCCCATGATCCACGTGCCCACGATGCGCTCGTCGTCCGAGATGAAGAGCGAACGGGGGTAGCCCGTCTCCCGCACGTAGTTGTCGATACGCCCCTGCAGGTTCATGCTTCCCCCTCTTGCAGCGCAGCGAGCGCAACGAGCGTCTGCAGTTCCTTGGTAATGCCCGCCATATGCCGCTCGCATTCCTCTTCGCTCAGTGGCCCGGCTGCGAAGAACGCCTCGAACAGCCGGTCGATCTCCGCGTGCTTGGCCATCACCTGCGGGTCGATCCGGTTCATGGCATCTCTCCCGACAGCGACGCGCTGGCGAGCTTCATCAACCGTTGCTCCAGCCCGGCCACGCATGCCTTCAGGGCCACCACGCGGTCCACCAGTTCGGCGCTGTTCTTCACTTCGAAATTCAACGCCGCCTGCAGGTCCAAGCGGATCTTGTCGAGGCGTAGGTAGCCGTTGTGCGTCATGCGCCAGTTGTCGCGCCCGCACAGGACGTCGTCCTTCAGCATGGCGATGGCCTTGACCGGCGGCACCTGAATCTCCGCGCCCTCGTACAACTCGGCAAAGGTGGTTCGGAGCGCCTCGCGGATCGCGCTTAGTTCCTCATCAGGCTCCATCACCGCCTCCTTTCATCTGCTTCACCAGCACGAGACACCCCTCGCAGTTCGCCATCTCCGGGTTGTGCAGGCTCACCCAGCGGTGCCCCGGGGGCCAGTCGACGGGCATCTGGATCGAGAAACGGCACAGCGGCAGCCCGGAGAGCAGCACGTGCACCGTGATACCGGCCTGCTTGTTCACCTCGTCGACGAACTTCTGAATCTTGACCAGACGCGCCGCCAGCTGCTCGGGCGTTTCATTGGGATCGTAGGTTCCCTTCATGACTTCCTCTCGATCTGCACCACGCGCTCCTCGGGCGGCGCGGGGAGCAGGTTCTGGGCCTGCACGGTTTCGAACACCGTCTTGCCCGTGGGCAACAGGATCTGGCCGAGGAACGCCCCTTCGAAGGACAGGATGCCCGTCTCCACGGCAGTCACCTGCCCCTTGATCCAGTCGCGCAGCATGGAGTAAATCGCCACGCCCGCGACGGCCTTGGCCTTCCTCTCGTGCTCGATCTTGCTGGTGCGCACGCGGTTGCTGTAGGGATGGTGCTTCAGCCACGCCGCCGCGTAGCCCCCGATGCTCGCCTTCACCTGCACCGCGCGCCCCCGGTATTCGAAGTGCACCAGCAGCATGCCGTTCTCGTAGTCCATCATGTTTCCAAACTTGGTGCAGCCGAAAACCCGTAGCGTCTTCTCCATGTCGGAGATCGCGCGGTCGCCGCTGGTGGCGTTCTCGTAGGGCAGGCTCATAGCGGCAGCAGCCGGTGCTTCACCTTGCGCAGCATGCGCCGCGCCCGTCGCGCCATGCGCCCCTGCCGCGCCGTCAGCGTGTACATCCCGGCGGTCCCGGTCTTGCCTCGACCCCTTCTCTGCACGTAGATTCTCATAACACTCTCCTTGGCTTATTTTCGCGAAAATAACCTAGCCGCCTTGCGCACCGCCTTGTTCGCCGCGCGCTTGGAGTTGCCGCGGGACGGTCCATGCGTGCGCCCGTAGGTGCCCGCTTTACGACGACCCAGTTTCTTGTCGGCTGCTCTCATCGCTTTCCCTTCAGCAGTTCCGGGTTCACCACGAACGGCTCCGTCTTGACCGGAGGCGGGGGCTGCTGCGCGCACGCCCACATCAACAGGAGCAGCCATGTCAGCCTCATTGCCCAGTCCCTCCAGCGTATCGTGGTCTACCACTTCAACCAAGTCTAACCGCTGGGCGACCTGCCCGACGGTGAACTTGTCCTTGTACCTCGCCCAAAACCCGGCACACACCGCCTCGTTGCTGTGGTGGCAGATACGGGAACCCCGAAAAAACCCCGCCATGTGCGGGTCCGCCACCGCCCGCAGCAGCGCCGCTAAATTCAACGGCGAGTCCGGTCGGAAGATGCAGGTGGAGCACTGCCTTCGTTGCACCTTCAACGTCATCGCCCCACCCCTTTGAAAAATTCAAGGGCGTCCTTGCCCTTGTCGGTCACCACCAGCGCCCGCTGGCGCGGCCACTTCACGCAGCCGCGCGCGATGAGATACGCCGCGTTGAACTTCTCGTTCGGCGTGCGCCCGCGGAAGGTGCCCCACTCAATGCGGCGCAGCACCTTCAGGCTGTCGGCATCGAGCGGGTTGCGCAGCCAGTACGCAAGGTTTCTCATACCCGCCCCCCTAGAATCGTCCCGACAAGCAGAAACATCAGAAGCCCCAGCAGCGCAGCCCACAGCAGCCCGATATACAGAGCCTGCAGGGCGCGCGTGCGAGGACGCATGTCGAACGGATTCCAGCTGTCCACCACTACGCGCTTCATCGCCGCTCCTTTTTCTTCCGCTTGCGTTCTTCCTTCTCCCGCGCCACCCGTTGCAGGATGGCGATGGCGTAGCACCCGGCGAGATCGAGCGACTCCTCGCGGCGCAGTCCCTTCGCACGCAGCAGGAGCAGCCCGTGGTGCACCGTAACGATCAGGGGCCGCAGCCCTCGATCCCGTACCAAGGCGGACGTCTCCCGGCGCACGGGCTTGGTTGATTTGGTGGTCACGACGGGGTCACCCCCGCGATCCGCAGCGCGGCGACCGCGTTTCGCCATGCCGCGGTGTGCCCCGGCGCTGCTTGCATCAATTCCCGCAGGGCCGTGGCGAGGACCGCGACGTCGCGCTTCGCCAAGCTGGGCGTCGGCTGCACCTCGGCCCCGGTTTCGAAGCGCACGCTCACCGGCCCGTCGGCAAAGCTCTCCATGATGCGGCGTACCATGTCGACCATGGTGTCCCGCGCCTGCTCGGCGTCGTAGTCGCCCATCTGGAAGTCAATCGTCATCTGGTATTCGCGGTTCATTTCTTTCTCCTAGTGAGTTTGGCCTGCGCCCGCTTACGGCGCAGGAAGTTCTTGGTTGGCTTGCAATCGTGGATCGGGAAGCGCAGCGCGATCACTCGGCCGCACCGGGGGCACAGGGCTATGGTCACGCGGGCTCCTTCAGCACGTGCTCCATGAGGTGCAGCATGCGCACCACGCGCTCGGTGACGCGCTTGGTGTGGGCCTCCTGCTCTTCCCGGCTCGCCTCGGCGTAGCGCCGCGCCACGTAGGCAGGCACGCCCTCCTCGCACCACCCACGTGCGGAGAGGAACTCGCCTGCCGCTTCTCTCAGCAGGGCAAGGTCCAACTCGCTCATGTGGATGGTGACTGCGCCCTCGCGCTGGATGCGCAGATCCTCGTCGGTCAGTACCACTTCGTAGGGGCCGCTCACATCGCCCCCCGCTTCATGATGGCGAGGATGTGGCGGAACTCCATCTCCACCAGCGCCCCCGGCTTCACCGGCAGAAACAGCGGGTCGTTGTCCAAGGTGCCGCGAATGAGCCCTTCATGCACCTCGGTCACCTTCACCCACATGCGCTCGGTGCGCTGGGCCTCGTCGCCCCCGAACGCGCCCTTCACGAAGTCCCCCGGGCGCACGCTTTCCTTCGCTTCCTCGCTCGGGATGTGGAACGTATCCGGGTAGAGCCGGTTCTGCGCCACGCCGTCCAGCGTAGGCTTGAGCCATGATGACAGTTGCTCGGTCTTGTCCATCGTTGCCTCCTATGATTTCGCCGGGCGCTTCAGTGCCCCCAGCGTGTCGAACAGAAACTCCCGCGTGCTCGCAGCCTCGGCACGGGCACGCCGCTCGGCGTCCCAGCCCAGTGCCGCGACCACGATCAACTCCTCGCGCGTCAGCGACTCCAGCGGCTCGCCCATGAACCAGCAGCCTGCCGCCAGCGCCTTGCCGCGCGCCATCACCTCGTCGTCAAGCACGGTAGTCGTCTCCCAGCTTGTACTCGTGAGGAACCTCTTCGAAGTCCACGCGCTCGCCGTAGTAGCCGTTGCTGCTGCCGTACCAGCGCAGCACCACCGTGCCCTTCTTGGTGCGTAGCTCGTAGAAGGTCCACGTGAACGACTCGGCATACTCCCGCCCCGGCATGTCAGGCGGGTTCACCAGTTCCTCCGCCACGAGGATCGGCGTGAACAGCAGGTCGGCCGGGTCACCGATGATCTCCGTGAGGTAGACCCCCTCGCAGCAGTCCTGCCGGTGGTAGAGGCGGAACGCTCGCCGGTCCAAGTCCGCGCGCAGCACCACCTCGCCACTCTGCTCGCAGGCACCTTCGATGTTGGTCAGCACCAGCCCACGCAAATCTTCGAACGATGTCTCCATGTCAGTCGTCCTTTTCATGCCTCGTGATATGCACTGCCAGCCAGCGCCAGCGGCGTGCGCCTTGAACCTCCGGCGGAGGAATCTCGGAGCACACCGGGCACTGGATGTAGAGCCCGTAGTAGCTACCCGCGCGCCTTACGCTGAAGTAGCTGTCCCAGCCGGAAGGCAAGAGTTCGCGCAGATACGTGCTCGCTTCCTGCATAGCCTTCGACCCATGCTTCAATCCGCCCCATGGCGTAAGCGAGCGTTGCCGCCGGGATGTCCCCGGCTTCGTTGCCCCGTTGTTCACGACCAATCGCGGTTGCGGTTTTGTGTCGGTGTTGGCCATTGGCCTTCCCTTTCATGGTTGCTTTGAACTTCGCCCGTTGCTTGGGCGTCCACTTGCGACCCTTCGTTGTATCCTCTTCGCTCATTCAGTCACCTCGTAAGTTTTGAGAACTTTCCCTTTGTCCCTGCTTCCCCGCTTGCACGCCTTGCGCCACCACTTTCGACCTTTACACTTCACGCACGCCCACTCGTTGATCCCGTACTCCCTCCAATCGTGCGTGGGCTCGTCGAACTTATCCTTCGCGCAGCACTGCTTGGGTTCCTCCGCAGCACGTGCGTACTTATCCCGGCAGTAGTGGCCGCGTACGTCATGCTCCCTTCGCCACGCGCCGAGCCCGGTGCCGCTGCCCTTCAGCACGCGCTTCACCGGGTTCAGCTTGAACTTCACCACCGAGTGCGAGAGGAAGGCACGGGGTTTGTTGTGGATCATCGCCCGATGCGGGCCCATGGGAACGTCGTAGCGCACGTTGCCGCTGCGATTGAGTAGTAACAACAACGCCGTGATGTTCCTCAGATCACCGGCCGAAGTATCGTAGACGTTCGACCACAGCTTTCTCAGCACCGCGAGCGCGCTTTCTTCCTCCCCTCCATCGGCCACCGGCAGCATCCACATCGAGTGGTGCGCCCTGAATGTGCGCTGCTCGTCCTCGGAGAGCTTGTCGAAGGACTCCCCCCAGAAGAAGGCATCGAGCCCCCCGCGCGAGGTGCCCATCAACTCGGACGCATTGATCTCCTCCTGCAGCGTCCACACCTTGTTCAGGTGGTAGTACCACGGCATGATGACCGGGTCGGTCTCGCCCCGGCCATTGGTGATGACGAAGACATGCGGGCCGTGGATCAGGTAGCCCATGGTGGCATCGGCATACTCATCCGGGTCGCGCCCGGTCAACTCCTTGTAGAAGGTCAAGAAGGAGAACTCGATGTACATGCTCGGGAACGGCGGCGTGGCGAACTCCACGTTCTTCGCGATCATGCCCGGGTTCTTGCGGATGATCTCCGCGGCGTAGCACACACCGTCGTAGTCCATCACGAACCGCTTCGCTTCCAGCAGGTAGTTGCGGATACGCTCCTGCTCGCGGCGCTTGGCCGGGAAGTCGGCAGGCTGGCGCGCCAGCAACTTGTCCGCCATGAGGGGCTGCCGCTTCAGTGTCACCTGAAGCGGCAGCGACTCGGTGCGCGTCTCGATCTCCTCCTTCGACAGCTTCAGCAGATCGTGAAGCCGCTCGTGCGCCTTGATCGGCATGTGCAGCTGCCCCTCGCCGGGGGCTACGTTGGTCACCTTGCCCGTCTTCTTGTCGAGCATGCGCATCGGCTTGGTGTTCATGCCGAGGTTGACCATGCGCTGCTCCAAGTGTGAGTGCGTTCGCTTCGCCATGCTTTGCTCCCAGTAAGCGAAAGTTATTTTCGCGAAAATAAGATCGTTCAATAAATCTCCACGTTCGCCATCGCCTTCCCTCTCCACACGATGTCGTACAACTTGCCCAGCTGCGCGCCCTGCTTCTTCGCGGTGTTGTTGATCACCTGAATAGACCGGCCCAGCGTCGCCACGTAGATGGTGTGCGAGGACTCGTCCACCGTCAACCAGTCCTTCTGGTCGTAGAGGTCTACCCCTATCTCTTCGAAGCCCCGCATGAGGCGGGTCTCGATGCGACGGAGCCGCTCGTTCGCCTCGGTTATAGGGTCGGTCGTGCCCTTGGTCAAGACTTCAGACATGTTGCTTTCTCCTAGTACGTTCAATCGAGGTAACGTCCTCGCTTGGCATCGTCAATGTCATACGTGACGAAGAGGTCGCGCACCACCTCGCCGTTCAGGAGGACGACCGGAGGTTTCCCCTCCGGTGTCTCGAACCCGAAGCGCCCGGGCAGCAGCGTGTTGACGGGGAGTATGTTGCCGGTGTTGCAGATGCACACCACCGTCCACATCTCCGCCATCTCGCGGGTGAGCGAGCTACGCCTCATCCAGCCTTCCTCTGCGTCCAACGCCTGCACCACGCAGACTTCTCATTGTCTACCTGCTGAAACCGCGCCCGGCGCAGGGCGGGGTACTTCACGCGCCCCCAGAACGTGCAGGCCCAGAGAGAACCACGCTTGTTTTTGAACACCATGACAGCCTCCTAGTATGTTAAACAGCTACTCGTACCACGCGGCCGAAGGGCACCTCGTGGGTCTCGTCGCCCGCGATGTTGCCCCACAGCACGGGATAGGTCGGCTCCTCCAGCTTGGGCAGATCCGAGGAGGCCATGTCCGTAAAGAACACCATCCCGCAAATCTGCTCGTTTTCCTGCACCTTGGCGAAATGTTCGAACACCGGCTGGAAGCGGGTACCACCGCCGCCCCGGGGTTTCAGTTCAAGGGGTTCCCCCTTCTCGAACCGCTGCACCGAGCACACCTTGGTGTCGAAGAACGCGATCTCGACCCAGTCCGGCTGGCAGTCCTCGACCACCGCCTGCAACTCGCCGCCGATGCGCCGCGCGTCCTCGACGCTGACCGAGCCCGACATATCGAAGCCCACGGCAAGCCCGCCCATGGATTCCGAGTACAACGAGGGCAGGTAGAGACCCTGCGCCAGCATGCGCCGGTTGCCCTTGTGGAACGAGTAGTCCCCCTTGGACTGGGACAGCATCATGGCCCGGCACTCATCCGCCCACGATACCGTGGATTTCCCCACGGCACCGAGCACGCGGTCGATCATGGCCGACTGATCCCCGCAGGCCCGCGCCATCTTGGCTGCGGTGAGGATCGTTGCTTCGATCTCGGTGCGCTTCGCGTCCGTCGGGCAGGGCGTGCAATCCCCCTTGCCGTTGAAGCCACCCGCGCCCCACTTGTCGTGGCCCTTATTTTCGCGAGAATTAGCGCCGCCGCCCGGCTGCGGTGATGACAGTTTGCCCTTGCCCGGACCTTGGCCCTGACCCCCCTGCTGGCCCCCGGACTTGTTGCCCGGGCCCTTGCCTTGTTGCTCGTCCTGCTCCTTCTTGAGCCGCCGATACACCTCCTCCCAGTCCATCTCGGCAGTGACCCAGTCGATCAGCACACCGTTGGCAGGCAGCTTGTAGCCCATGCCGAGCAGCATGCGGTTGATCACGGCGTCCTGTGCGACGTTGGAGAGGGCGGAGTTGTATCCTTCCCCCCGCCAGATGTGGCCGAGCACCACGTGGGCCGCCTCGTGCAGCCCTAGGCCCAGCAACTCCTCCTCGTCCAGCTTCTCGCAGAACGCGCGGCCGAACTTGAAGTCGAGCCCGTTGGTGCACGCGGTCAGGTCGTCGTTGTCGACCACCTCCTTCTTCAACGTGGTGAACACCGCGGAGATGAACGGGCTTCGAATCGTCATCTTGCTCGCCATGATGTCGATGCGTTCCTCAACTGATTTCGTCATGCTTGTCTCCCTCCAATGCAACGATTGCGGTCACGTGGAGCTTGGCCTGCTCCAGTTCGGGGAACGTGGAGTACGACCCGAAACGATTCGGGCAGCACCCCACGTAGGTGCCATCTACAAGGGGCGACACCACCCCCGCCACCGATTCGATGTAGCCCAGCGAATCGGTGCGTGCCAAGAAGTGCGTGCCGTTGCGGAACTTCCATGCAAGGTCGTTCCGCGGCCCCCCGTAAACGAGGGGCTCGTCCTTCTTCCTGCGGCGTATGGTCGCCATGCCTAGCTCCTCTTGAATGCGTCGCTGTTCGCCTGCGCCCAGCTGCCGAAGGCAGCGCAGTCGGACACCGTCTTGTCGCGCCGATACGCCAGCTTGACCGTGAGAGTCTGGAGTTCACGCGGCATGCGCTGCAGAAACTTCCAGAACGGTTCAAAGTTCTTGGCGCTCAAGCGGGCACTGATGCCCATCGCCAAGCAATACCGGATATCGAGATCCTCCGGTACCTCCACGTTCTCGGGTTCCCTCTCGATGCGGTCCAGATCGGGGATGCGCTCGTAGATGCGCAGATAGGCTTCGAATATCAGCCCGGCTTCCGAGCCCACCGCACCCTTGATCAACTCGGCGCGCACCTTCTGCTCATAGTCGGCATCGAGGATGTCGCTCACGGCAAACCAGCCGCGCGGGGAGGGGAACTGTTCAATTACTCCCTTCCCGTCGAACTTGTGGAGCAGGTCGACCCGGCTCTTCACCATGGCAATCACCTCGGGGCGCTTGCCCTTGACGGCAGCATGCTCCTGCCAGTCGTCGAACACGGTGTCCACATCCAAGACCGTCATGCGGTTCAGCAACGGTGCTGCGATGTTGTAGGTGACACCGCGATCCGACTGCCGGTTGCCTGCGGCGATGATCATCCACCCGTCCGGCAGGCGGTAGTCACCGATGCGCCGCTCGTTGCACAGTTGGTACGCAACGGCCTGCAGGGCGGGCAAGGCGCTCGTGATCTCGTCCAAGAAGATCAGCCCGGAGGTGTCGGGCTCCGGCCACAGCGCGGGCACGGCCCACACGGTGCGGTTGTTGTCGTCCTTGTAGGGGATGCCGCGGAAGTCGACGGGGTCGAACTGCGACAGGCGAATGTCGCGCACCCCGTCCCATCCTTCCACGTGCTTACCGAGGATGTCGGCCATTTGGTAGACGACGTCGGTCTTGCCGATGCCGGAAGGGCCACGAAGGAAGTGGGTGCGCTTGCGGGTCGGGAGGTGCAGGTAGCCCTTCGCAAGGGTATGGGCCAGTGATCCGATTCTCATCTCAATGCTCCTATTGACTGCGGTTGTAAGTATGCGAAAGTAATTTTCGCGAAAATTAAATCAAACGAACGTCACTTCCTTGGGGTTCAGCAACACACCCCGGTCCAGCAACTTCTGCAGCGCCTCGATGGTGATCCAACGGTCGAGCTTACCAATCTCCGAGCGGAAGACCAAGGTGTCGTGGCTCGGTGCGTACTCCACATCGTCCTGCCAAATCTCTTCGGTGCCAGCACGCAGCAGGGCATGGAACGTGCCGTTGATCAGCTTGCATTCAATGCCACGACGATGCGCGCACCAGCCGCGGTCGAAGTCCTTCTGCGCCGTGTCCATCAACCGCTCGCCCTTCTTGGGCAGCTTGTCCGCCACGCTGGCGTTCACCTCGCGCACGATCTGCGCGATGGCAGGCTCCACCTCGCGGTGCAGGCGCTTGCGCTTGGGTGGGGTCGACGAGCGGTACTGCCCCGTAATCACCACCAAGCCATAGTCCCGCTGATCCGCAGGAACCCGGTGCCGCTTGTACATCTTGCGGTCCCATGAGTAGTCCACGCTCAACTCCACCGTGCCGTACTTCCCCGGCACGCTGATGCCCTGCGCCTCGATGATACCCATCGCGCGCAGCCGGTCCACCACGCGCCCCTCAAGGGCGCGGGCTTCGTCGCGGGTCATGATCGTCATGCGAATGCCTCCATGCTCTTGAGGATCTGCTCGGCCCGGTCCTTGGTGATACGGCACACCTCAAGGTCCGCGCGCAGCGCGTCCGCCGGGATGGTCAGGTGCATGTCGGCCTGCGCCAAGATGTCCTGTAACATCGGGTCACCCCCGGCTCCCAAGTCTTGAAGCACCCCAATCAACTCCGCGATATCGGAGGTGAGCGTGTCGTAGATTTTCCCGGTGCGCTCCACGGGATTGCCCTTCTTGTCAGTGGTGGCCGTGACCGTGGTCTGCTTGATGATGCGCAGCACCTCGGTGCGCAGGTCGGCAACCGCAGCCTTCACCACCATCTCGTTCGAGGTGCGCTCATCCGCCTGCGCCTTGGCGACGATGGCCGCCGTGGCTGCCTCGTCAAGCTCATCGAGAACTATGTCCCTCACGTTGCCGATGGGGGTCAGCGGATACTCGAACAGGAACTGGCCCGCAAGACTGGAGACGTCGGGATACTCCCCCGAATTGAAGAGCCCGCCTTGCTGCGCCTGCGCCTGCATCAGCACGTTGGCCCAGTTGTTCAGGAACGCCGTCACCGTCTGGCGGAAGGCCAGTTCATGCTTCCCCATCATGTCGAGGTAGGTCATGATCCTGCGGTTGGGCAGCAGGTAGACCTCGCCATGCCCGAGGGGCCGGGTCTGGCTATACATGTAGGCCCGGGCTGCAGCCACCGCCGCATGGATCGGGTCGACGAGGTGCTTGGGATACAGATCCTTGCGATACCGGCCTGCGCCCGAGGCACCGAAGGCCGCCTCTGCTGCGTGCGTGGCCGCATCGTCTTGCTTGCTCATTTGGGGAAGCTCGACCCTGAGCCGGGTCATCATCGCCACTTGCTGATATTTCATGACATCGTCCTTTGCTGTGAGTATGCGGAGCGAACCCCGCGGGATTATTTTCGCGAAAATAAGCTCGCGAATCTCGTTGCTGCTGCTCCTTCACCAACAAACCCAGTATACCATACTACGAAGTGGTATACCACTTAAGGATTATTTTTGCAGAATTAGCACCTCGGCCCAGTTGACGTTCCTCGCAATGCCGAACAAGGTGGTGAAGCGCGGATACTTCTTCTTGAACTCGGCGGAGGCTGCCTCGTTCATCCAGTGCGCGCCGGACTCCAGATCCTCGGTCAACGCCTCGCCCAGCGCGTCGAGCATGACGGCGACCACCATGCTCATGGCCTGCTCTCCCGTATGGGCCACGTGGGCCGCGTGCACCTCGGCAATGAGGCGGCGCGCCTCACCGCTCTCGTGGTGCGCGATCTCGGCAGCGAGCGCCTGCTCCGGGGTGCGCGCGTCTTCGGTGTCGTAGCTTTCTCGGGGGATCATGGTGCTCAGCTGCTCGTCGATCTCCGACTGTGTATACGGCATCAATCGTCTGGTCATGTCATTCTCCATGGTTGAGGGGTGATGCTACGACATCCGCGAACAAGGCACCGCGGACGAGTTCTTGTAGTTCAGCTTCGGTCTTGACGGCGGCATGCTCCAGCCCGAGGGCTTTCATATGCCTGCCGGTGGTCGGGCCCCACGCATTCTCCACCCGGTAGGATTGCTCGCCTGCGAAGCCCCCGGGCTCACGCGCCCGGATGAAACTCCTGTGCGGGGTGACGGTGACCCCGGCGGGGAACACGTGCACGCCGATCAGCGTCTTGTAGCTGAAGTGCAGCTTCACGCTGCCCAGATTGACGCTGTAGCAGCTGCTGCCCGCGGAGCCGGGCTCGCCTGCGATGATGAACGGGTTCATCCCTGTTCCTCCTCTGCTAGTGGTGTGTGGTCGGCGTCGGCGTCGTGGTCTATGCCGCCGGTTGCGTCGACATCTATGTGGTGCGAGACGCCGGTGTCCGTAATAAGCATCGGCATGGCGCACTCGCGGCAGATCAACCATGGATCGTTCATGCGGACTCTCCCAACCGCGTTTTAATCGCCGCATCGAAGAGATAATTCATGACCATCTTCTCGATCTCCACGTAGTCCTTGAGGACCGGCTCCAGCCCGCCCACCTGCAGCGATTTGAACCAGTCGGATCGAACGTCCACGCCCAAGGGGGCGAACTGCAGGCCGTTCACCTCGATCATGACGATGCGCGCCCGGCGGAAGAGCACGGTCAGGTCGCGCCCGACATCGACAGCGATGATGCTCTCGTCGCTGTGGTTGATCACGGTGACGCCGAGCGGCGAGATGTGCCCTTGCTGGTGTTGGTGGTTCACGTTGCTCTCCTTATTTTCGCGAAAATTAATCCATGCGTCCGTAGGCCGGGGTGGGCCAGAGGATCTCGGGGACGTCGGCCTGCGGGAAGTCGCGAACGATGCCCTTGCCCGAGGTGACCCGCAGCACCATCTCGTAGATGGTGACCGGGCCGAAGCTGCCCAGTTGCGAGGGGCGGCCGCGCCATGACGTCGTCGTGGGCTTGGCACCGTCGAACACGCCGGGCCACATGGCATCGAGGGCCAAGGACACGGTGAGCTTGTGCGTGTCGTCTCGGACGCGCTGCTGCAGCGCCTTGATCTCGTCGAGCTTCGCCGTTACCGGACCGGTGCGGTCGTCGCCCCGTGGGGTGCGTGCGAGGTCGCGCTTGACGCGCGCCTGCAGCAGGAGGCGTTGTTGAAGTGCACTCATTGTGTAACTCCTAGTATGGTTGAGGGGGCTACTATTTTCGCGAAAATAAGGCAGCTGCAACCTGCTGCCCACCGCGTCACAAAAACTCCTACTGAACAACCCCCATTATACCACAATGTAAGCCATAAGTATCGTTTTCTTTATTCTTGCAGAATAGGGGTTCGCTGGTCGTAGAGCGCAGCCGCCTGCTCCTGCAAGCCCTCCAAGTAGGTCGCAAGGGCGTGCAGCTGCTCCGGAGTGGCGTCCCGCTGCTCCTTCAGGGTCTTGCCATCCATCTCGATGAACACGTAGACCCGCACCGCGCCTGCGCCCTGACCGAGCACGCGCTTGCGGGTGGCAGCATAGTCCTCGGTAGGGATGGCGTGCTTGCGCATGATGTAGGAGATCCGGGGCTGGTTGGTGCGCAGCTTCTTGGCGATCTGGGTCTGGTTGTAGCCCTTGGTGGCGAGGGTTCTCACCTCGTCGAGGAAGGCGGGGTCGAGCTTGCGGGGCATGTGGGATCTCCTTGAAAGTGAGTAATTATCGAGGATGGGGATGTAAAGTGCAAGTCATGCGTGGGTGTGAGGATTGTGGCTCGTAGATAATGCCATCGGTGCCAGCGTTATTTTCGCGAAAATAGGCGGACAGTCAGTGGGCGGGTGGATAGTTAATTCGGCATTTGCTCGCCAAAGGGGGTGATTTGCTGCGCACGCAGGTATTGAGCATGTTGAAGAACCACATCTTACTTAAATACATTTGTGCAGGAGGTCGCGGCTGCTGACCATGAAAATACAGGTTGTGAATTTAATGTAATCAACAAGTTAGCTGCGAGTGTGTAGGCTAAGTGGCCTATAGTTTTCGGGCAGCGAAAAACAAGAGAGACGTCCCGAAGAGGTCTTTTGGGCTCCGTCGAGCAGGTATTGAAGAAAATATAGATTAAAACTTTTAGCCGAAAAAGGGGGGGTCTCAAGGGTGGTCTCTTGTCTAAAAACGCTGCCAGCTACCTATTAACTATGGATTATATAAAACATAGGGGGTATATAATAATAATAAATAATTTTTAAGTACTCTCTCTCTCTCTCTATTGATTTTTAGTGGGTTTTCCTCGCGGATGCCTCATCGCGAGCCCCGAGACCGTAGTTAGTAGGTTTGCCGAGATTCGCTCGTAACTCATTGATCCGATGCAGCTACCTGTAGTTAATATCAGCTATGCGCACGTAAAGCCTATACCTGTGCTATCTCGTGCATCTATGGATGAAGTCAGCACTAATACGACCCGGGCCCCTATTTTCGCGAAAATAAGCTCTCCACGTGGGGCTGTTGCCTCGTACGGGGGAGGTGCAGCCTTCTCACGGCCGGACCTGCTGCCGCGTAACGAGCACCAGCTACGTCGCCCCTAAGTAATACGACGTCATAATACGTCATCGTCATAGCCCGCAATTTTCGCGAAAATAAGCCACGTGGGCGCGGGCGTGATAGTAGTGCCCCGCCCCGCGGCCCGCGCACCTATGATGCGTTACGAGCCTTAATGCCTCCGGCATATATGTTACCACGCCGCCCCGTCCACGAGGCGCGAGAAGATGATAGTAGGCGCGCTCGCGGGACCGTCGGGCGCACCCCCCAAACTACTATCACGGCGGAGCCGACCGCGAGATCGGCTCCGCCGTACGAACGAAAGCCCCGTCCGGTTCTCGGACGGGGCGGGGGCCTCTCGGCTCCCTAGCGGACTAGCGCGTTACTTCGCGGTACCCCCTTTCGCGGTCTTTGCCTTGTCGGCGGCCTTTGCGGCAGCCAGAGCGATGGCCGTGGCCGGTACGGTGTCGACCAGAGCGGCAGCCAGAGCGGCAGTCGCATCCGCCGTGGTCGTGGACGGAGCAGGCGCAACCGAGGTTTTGCGGGTTACGCTGTACCCCGCGCGGTCAAGAGCGGCGACAATCTTGGCGCAATCGCCGGGATTCTTGATGCGCGCGTCAAGCTCGTCGAACCACGTGGCAGCGATTTTGTCGCCGAGAGGTTGCACCACGGGAGCAGCAACCGGAACCACGGGAGCGGCAACCGTGGCCGGACGTCCAGCCCCGGCCGCGCGGCCGACGCCTTCCGCATCGCGGATTTGCTTCGCCACGTTTGTGGCCACGGTCTTTGACGCGGTAACCGCTTGAATCGCGGGGACCACGAGTACGCCCTTTGAACCGTCCGCATTGGGAGTCGGCGCGGGGATCTCCACGAGGGTAGTCGGCGCGGCGTACGGGAACAAACACGATGCGAACGTCGAACGGACGTTATCGTCATTGATCTCGTTTAACGTGGTCGCACACATTGCCATGATTTGCTTCACCTTGTCATTCGCCGACAGGTGAGCGGACATGAACGGCGCGCAGATTGCGGCAGCCTTGCGCAGGGAGTCGTAAACCGATTTTTGCGTCTCGGCCGCCAGTTTCAGCAGGGTAGAGACTTCAACCGGAAGCGTAACCGGCGCGACCACGGGTACGGTGGTCGTAATCGTGGCTTGTACGGCGTCAGCCACGGGGGTAGCGGGGACTGCGGGTGATACGACTGCGGGTACGGTAGTCATTGGTGCTAGTCCTTTCAGTGTTATTACGTAAGCGGTCATATGCTTCGACCGAGGCGCATAGTCTCATGGCCCGGCCCGCCCGGGGGGCGGCCCGTGATAGTAGTGGGGGGTGGCCCCCACCCATGGCCATGGGGCGCATGGACCGGGCCATGGCCCCCCCCTTTAT